GTGCTACCAGTGCGGTTGCGGCAGGGGGTGCTGGCGGCGAGCTGCTATTCATTCGTGTTCACCGAGATGTGAGTGGGGACAATCTTGGAGTCGATGCCCGTCTTATAGCCGTGAAGTTAGAATACACAGTGAGCGCGCTCTCGTCATGATTCTTCCAGTCATTGCCGGTGTGTTATATAAGATCAGGGAGATCAGTACGGTGAAGGACAGTAGACTCACTTACGTTTTGGTAGACTTCTGGACTGGCCGCGCGAATTTTGAGCGCGGCAAACCACCTATTCTGATTAACGACTTCCTTATGCAACTACATACAACTTCTGTCCGGATTGTCACTCGGGCCGATGGGCGGCTGAAGCTCCTGGATGGCACTTTTGTTGATCCTAAAGCAGAGACGACTAGGGATATTCCCAATGACCAGTTCGATCGCGAGACGGTGGACCACGATCTCCCTGATGAGATGAAGGCCAACATTGAGGCGTACTGGAAGAGGGCGCAGGCGCGTGGTGATATCGGAAGCAAGCTAGACCCGCGCATCCATCGTGACCAGAGCGACCCAGAGGGGGTGCTGGCGAAGCCAGAGGTTAGGGCCTTGGTGGGGGCGGATATAGAGGTCATGGGGCCGTGACGACGCTGAACCTACAGGTGGCGGTGAACAGTGACGATGCCGTCCAGTTTGTTTCGAGCGGAGGCATGAACCTCTTTGACCCCGTCGCATTTGGTAGTGATTTAAGTGAGGAACACAACGGTATAAGATTTACGGGCGTTTCGGGCTTGTCAGGATCCACCATTGACAGCGCCACGCTTACTTTCCGTGCATCGGCAACTGACTCTGGAGCATTCATCGGTGACTGGTTTGCAGAGGACGCGGAAGCTCCGCCGACGTTCACCACGACCGTTAATAATATAACGGACCGGACCCAGACCACCGCTACCTGTGAAGGTGACGGGACGGACTTTGGCAACTGGACTAGTGGTGCCGACGAGACCTTCACCGGCGACGGCGTCAACACCATCGCGGACATCATCCAGGAACTCGCCGACAGCTATGATCCCTCGACCATCGTTCTCCTGCACATCTTCACGTCAGGTACTGGAGAGCGTGTAGCATTAAACTACTTTCAGGATGCGGCGCTCGCGCCCAAACTCGACATCGACCACTCGGCGGCAGTAGTAGCAGCGGCTCGACCGGCGGGAACGCTCGCTGGCATGAGTCCTGCGATACTGTAGAAAGGTATGTTATATTGAAGCCAATGACGAATCTAATTGTAGCAATGATCCTGGCTGTAAGCACTGCACTGCCAGTAGCCACCTATACCAGTGTATCCGCTGTTGAGTGCGCAGACAACCGCCCCACAGCAGACTTCAACGGAGACGGGACGATCTCCATATTAGATGTTATGATGTCTGCTGATCAGCGTGGTCTAAACTATACGTTGAAGCACGTAGCTCCATACTTCGGACTACTAGTTTGTGAAGACTAGGACTTACCCTTCTTCGTAGTACCGGCCTTCTTCAGCTCCTCTAGCTTCTCGTCAGTCTCTTCGAGCTGCTCGACAACCAACTCCAGGAAGTCTTCGGTCTGACCAAGTGCCGCCTCAGCCCGCTCTAGATCTATCTCTTTCCTGATCTTGCCGTCGTCATTCTTCGCAGTCTTGAGAGCCTGCTTGTGACGCTCGGTGAGCCTAGTCTGGCTCTCGAAGTTGGACTGAGCATCCATTAGTCGATCCTCGAGCTGCTTCTTCTGCTCCTCCAGTTTGTTTTTCCTAATAGTCGGATCGATCTTCTCAAGTAATCTCTGGATTCTCTCTTCACGGTTTTCCACAGAAATCCTCCTTTGGTGAAACTTCAGATCTCGTCTCTGTCTTCTGTTCATTATAGCCTCTATGTGGTATAATTAGCGGGAGATATGTTATGAGAGTTAAAGACGTTAGTGATCGGGTTGACAGGCTTGAGGACCGCCTCGACGATCGCCTTAACCGGATCGAAGAGCGTATTGACAGCCTTATAGATTCTCATACATACCATAGTACAAACCATCACGGACGTAAGTCGCAAGTCAAACTAACGGCACTTGTCGCCGCCGCAGCAAGTATTATTTATGGGGCTGTTGAGATGCTCAGCCGCTTCTCTTTTTAGCCTGGTAGCCTCAATTACCTTCGTGCGCTTTGCAAAATACTGTGCCCACACTTTTATAAGCTTGCTCTGTGAAGCTTCGTCATCGATCTGGTAGCTAACTAAGTCATCTAGTTTTGAACTAAACAGCCCCCGCTTGATCATCTCATCGGTATGAGTAGCAGCTAGTATATTCCAGGCAGCTTGAGCTAGGTGATCCTCGTCTCGTAGCCCCTCAAGGTGTTCATATATGTGTCGTAAGGCTGAGTCTAGGTAGCGACTAATCGGCTGACCTTTCTCCCAATTACGATCACCGTACTTAGCGGCACCTCGTTCGTAGACACCGGCTACACGCTTGAGACCGAGTGGAGTGATTAGGTCATAGCGTCCCTTGCCCTCTCGTGTGTCTCTAATTGAGCCTGTGCCAAACTCCTCACGCTTACCAGATTCCTTTGTTTCGTACCCCTCATAACCAAGTTTTCCAGGTGTCTCAGCCATTGCTACCTCCTTTAGCCCATTTAAGCAAATCCTCTGGAACCTTACCTGTATGGCGAGCAAAGAATATAGGCTTGCCCTGATCCTTTAGTCTCTGATGTTCGTCCCGACTCCCTGTACTCTTACCCCAAGCAGGTAGGAATAGACCAGCATGGCAGAAGTCTAGAAAGAAATTATCCAACTCGTACCAGTAGTTAGGTTTTACGTCTGGAGCAATAGACTCGAAGTGGGCACCATGTAGATGAGGACAGAAGTAACCAATCCCCTGCTCACACAAGGCCCTTGCCATCTCTGATGCATCTAGGATATGTCTAGATATCTCGAAGTGAGATCGACTATCGTGCGTTTCGCCTGTATACGGTCCTACAACATAAACTACTTTCAATCTGCCTATACCTCCACTCCTACATACCGCAAAATGCCCAGAATCTTTAGGTAATCACCCTTTAGAATATGGGGCTCAAGACTCCCAAATAGCATCAGTGTCTTCACTCTCTTAATAAACATATTCCAGGGGAACAGAGGACCAGGATCAGACTTACCACTAGACCTACCCTGCTCACTATCCTCATGACCGATTATACCGACCTCTGTCTGACTGAATATACGGACTGGTGGGATACCGTACTTGAGACACCAGACAGCACACGACCAGGCAGCTAAGTCGAGACTAGCAGGAATAAAGGGAGTGTCAATCTTTGGCTGCACAATCTCTATTGCGAGGCTTTTAAGATTGTTGGCACCTCCAGCATGTATAGCACTATCGTCATCGTCAACCATTCGGGCAATCCGGCCCCCTATAACTAGGTGGCTAGAGAGGCCGCTGTCGCCCTGGAACCACTGGATCGTTGGCTCAAAGTCCATAATAGCAGGCCAGTCCCGGCCCGAGCGTGTTGAGTGGATAAAGATATTCCTGTTTGCATTATGGAACTGTATAAAATTAACTGTTGGGAAACTTAATTCAGGTGGAGTTTTCATTAGACCGACACCTTTATATCTACATCCTTGAAACTCTGATGACTTCTTGGAGTAATAGTAATTAGGGGGCCGCCAAGGGCTACTGGCATAAGCATCTTTTGCTCTACATATGTCCCCTGAGCCCGTCCATACTTGCGCCCGGAGCCTTGCATATAGCCTCGTAGAAACGATCCGGTTGCCACGAGCGCCTTAGTCCGATCAACGAGCCTTGGCCTACCTCTAGACGTAAGGCACAGCCTATCCAGCAAGGCACTAGCAGCCTTGTGGTGGTGTCCCATAAGGTATATGTCAGCGTCGAAGTGGGTAGCCACGCGCTCAAGCCTGTTTAGAGGAGCAGCAGCAGTAATGCCACTACCAACCCCATGATGAGCCCAGATCACACAGTTGACTCCTGACGATTCACCACGAACAAACGTCAGACGAATCATTGCACAGTTGCCTAGGAATGGTGCATCAAGAAATCTGGCGAGCTGCATATCTGTAGTCGTACCATCGTCGAATTCATAGAAGTGATGACCTTCGAGAAGGCCAAGCCATCTTCCCTTAGTCGGCTCGAGGATCTTCTTTAGTTTATCTAAGCCGGTCTCAGCGGCCTGTTCGAGTACTATTTGCGCCGTGTCGTAGAGACCAGCAGACTTGAGGCGAGCCCGATTAGATGGTGACGCAAAGTCAGTATAGTCTCCCATACCAATAAAGATGACATCGTTCTCAACTCCCCATTCAATATGACGCTTTAAGCGTTTGATGTCGCACGGATCATCGGGAAGGCCGGTGAACTGGATGTCTCCAATAGGCATTAGGCGGAGTTCCTCAAACGGGAAACGTTTAGATGCAAACTTCTGTGGGACGAAATCAGTAACTTCCAAACTTAACTCCCTTCCTCCCCTTAGCTGTATCGATCCGCAGTATAATTCTAGTCAGCGCGTCAACCAGAGATTCTATGTGATTATGTAGTTCGCTATATACGCTACCGTCATCTCCAATCAATACTTTTATTGGTCCGTTTACTTCTTCTACAATAATATGAATAAGCTCGTGTAAAATGCAAGACTCAAGGTCATCGTTGCTGAAGCGATCGACCTGCGTTCGGCTGAACTGAATAATTGCCTGTCGATAAGGGTGTTGGAACGCTATGGTAGCAGCCGCCTCACCACCACTTATTACTGAGCCAAGCTCGTCGGTGAAGCCAAACTTGATTTCCCAGGTGTGCGATATTCCTAAGAACTCTGCCCAGGAGTCGATAATAGGTCTGACTCGCCTTGCCCGTTTAGCATCTGTCAATTAGCCACCTCCTTTAGTCTACTATAAGCTAGTATACCTCATTCTGTAGTGCAAGGCAACAGTCCCATAAAGTCGAAAGCTGTGCAAGGGCAACACCCATACTATTTAGAAGTTTAGGATCCGACGACGATGCCTCTATCTTCTCATAAGCTTCCACCAGAGGAACCATATCCTCTGCCATTCTACCTAAATTGGGAACACTACCAATCCTAATTGACATGGTTGGCAGTTCTATCTTTCTATACCCCAGACGAATTAGGGTACTGACTAGCTTCCAGGCAGGATCGTCCTCAGTGACGTACCACCGCTGCTGTCTATCGTCGTGGATAATCACGCCCGCCATTCTTCCCTCATCTCATCATAGAGCGACTGTGCCAGCTTAGGACCCACTCCATCCGCCTTCTGTAACTCCTTTACGTCTGCATCACTGATAGCCTTAATCGACCCTAAACTACTAAGCAACGCCTCGGCTGTCCCTGGACCTATACCTGTGAAGGCACTTAATGACCATAGGGCGTTTTTGTACTGTGGATCGATCACAGTGACATCAGGACGCTGACGCTCCCTAATCCATCTATGCTCATCTTTTGATAGGTTTATCACTAGTCGGGCTACTTCTGATGGGTATTCACCGAGAACAGGGCAGTCGGTAATTCTAATGCCCATGAGTTGTAGGTCTAGCATCATGCCCTGGAAGCTATCCCACGACCAGCCTGACAGCACCCAACTATCGACCTGTCGTGGGTCTTTAGGTGAGTAGTATTCTACTGCACCGCCTGGTGATCGACGAAAGGCTCCTTCGCGTAAGAGGAAGGAGATGTCTCCTATATCAACCATCCTATGTGCCTGAGCTACCATCTGCTTGTCCGATAGGGACTGGAGTAAGTTAGAAATAGTCTTGCGCTCTATGATTGCGGTAAGCCCATGCGGATAGAATGTATAGTCGCCAGCCTCTAGTCGGCCCGAGATTGCTTGTAGTCCGTATGCTTGTAGTCTATCAACCGCATTAGAAGGCTCTCGATCATCGACTATAACTAACGGCCCACTCATACTAACCTCTCTTGCCCAGGGAAATCACCCCTCGCATACAGGGAGTATATATTGCTAAACGATATATCGCTATTTGAAAACTCAACTCCTATTAGTGCAGTTGATCGGCCAAACTTGATAATCCTAGCAACGTGGTTCCTACCAATATGCCCCTGCTTACGACAATCCTGCTCACCAACTATAGGTGATTTAACAGCACAGGATACACATTCAAGCCGCAAGTCTAGTCTAATCTCTACTAGGTAGGGAACCTTAGAGTTAATACGGGCTTTATATTGTCCGGGTATTGGCCCCTGTGAGTCCCATGACTGAGACTTCTGATGTGTCAGGACAAAGAAACAGCCCTGGTTCTTGATCCAAGACACAACACCAGACACGACCAGGTTGCCCTTGCCATAGATCAGCCCGCCAGACCTCTTCTTGCCTTCTGCGTCACGTTCCTCCTCAAGAGGCGCTACATAAACCTCTTGTACTGAGTCCCACCATGACGATCCAGAGTCCAGTATAAACGTACCGCCAGCTAGTTTGTTATCAGCTAGTTCTGACTTAGCAATATCACTGAGTCCTAGAAGAGACTGCTTTGCCTCAGCACGGGTCCAACCATCCGGACCAGACGGTGCGAAAGAGTAGAGAGTGGTCTTAGATCTACGATCCTCAGACATATCATAGAGAAAGGCAGTAGCGTCTCTGTCACCGAAGTTTATATGGACGATCGGTGTTGGGCAGGTGAGTAGGCCAAACTGTGATTTGCCAGTTCCTTCTTGACCCTCTACGCTTATACTAAAGGGGAGGATAGGAGGTGCACCATTCAGCTTCGATCCGTCTACAGCACCATACTTAGATCTTACGTCCTCACTCAAAGTGATGCCCTCCTTCATCCTCCACCTTCTGCATCTCCATCTTTAACTCCTCCTCTAATGCACGTCTCCTCACCCTCTTACACGTACCACAATCACAGTCTGCTTCATGACTAAGAGCGACGCTAGCCTCAGCGTTCTCCTTTCGCCTTGCTACCATAAAAATCGACCATTGGCGCTCCTCCCAATCTTCCCACTCCTCCTCTTTACTCTTCATCACCAACCACCTCCTTCTCATCGACTACATCCCACTGCTTCCTTAGTTCGCAGTCGATTATATCACCGACTGGACAACTCGCACACTCCCAATCGTACTGAGGACTAAGCCCGTCAGACCCAAACTCCTCACCCATACCTTTTAGCATAGGCATATCCTCACCTAAGACTACCTGCGCTCGTCGCTGTAACTCCAACTCCCAGTCGTTCTCAAATCCATCATTGAAGATTACCAAGTAGGCGTCTAGGGTTGACTGTGGAGGTCGAGGTATCTCACCTTTCTTCTTACTCCCATAGTCGCCCATTAGCCAGTTGACTACTAACCTAGTAACCTGCGTATCAGTCCATCCTGCACGTCTAGCAAACAGCAGGTATGTGCGTAGCTGGTCAATCCACCAGGGAGCGTTCTCGGGTCCCTTACGACTAGATTTGCGTGTTTGCTTTACCTCGTGAATAATCTCCTCATCTATGTAATCAGGAGTAAAGATGATCCAGGGATGGTTGCATACAGGACAGTTGACCGGCTCTGGCTGGATAACAGAACTGACTTGGAGGCAGTGAAAGCAATACGCGGCCTGCTTCTGCTTCTCACCTGTTGAGATCAGGTCCTCGAATATTAGGCCACCGCTCCATGTTAAGATGGTATCTTCTGATACCTGAGTCTGCTGCTCAGTTGGGATATGCTTCTTAGCCCAAGCTTTTCGGAGGCACATGATCAAGTCAGTTGCATGTAGTCCTGGCCTGTCATCCTTAGGCCCATACTTATCAACGATCTTCTCGTTGAGACGGGTAGTATAGGCGTCATCGTGGACTATTGTGAAGTCACTCATTGGCTAACACTTACCCATGAACTTATAGAAGAAAGTAACTCCTGTTGATTAAAGAAAACACCCGAAGCAAACTGATACATAACGTCCCAACGTTCCGGCTCCTCATCAAATAAAATGTAACCAGGCTTCCCTTGACCGATCGCATAGCCAAACTCGATATGACCAGACTTGCCCGCAGGGAGTAGCATAACAGCGAGATCCGATGCGTCGAGATTGCGTCGGTCGAACAAGTATATGTTCTCAGCCTCAAGGCCGTACAGGGCCTCCTTATAGTGACGCCCACGAGTCTGCTCATACTTCTGCCAATAGTCATCGGCCTCTGGACCTGCTCCGAACCACTCGTCGAACACTTCAAACCCTAGTTTCCTTAGCTCATTGCCAAGGAGAGGAACAGCAGGGTTTCGGAGAGAGCCTATAAGGTATATCTTCATATCAGCTAAGAAAACTACCTCCTATCTTTGCCAGAGCCACAACTAATACAACAAAGCCTACGAGAAGTCCTATGGCGATACCTAAGATAAGCATTATGATTAGCATTATAATCGGTCTCCTACTAATCGGCGGGAGGGAGGGGTTGGTTGCCATATTACTATGCCAAATAGCTCCCTCCCACCGCGTCCGCACCACCTGGGGCGTAATACATCAACATCATGTTGACCTCTGCGCTTACGCTACAGACACCCCAGGTTAGTCCCTACTTCACACGCCCTACCGTGTTCGCCACATCGCGTAGCCGAGTCAGAAGTTCGTCCAGTCTGTCCTGGCAGGAAATAATCCCACTTAGGATTCCGAGATTTGGTTCGCCTTCGACGGGCTGCTTGTCATCTCTCGGCACAACCTCATCTAGAATATTGTGTGCTTCTATAAGAGCCGTGCGGATTTGGCTAATACGATCCTCCACAGTTGGTGGTCTGTTTACTTCTGCTGTACCTGGTGACATTGTTTTATCCTCCTCAAGTTGATTCAGTTTTATACCAGACTAATGGTTCCGTCAGGGGCAATCTCAATCTTCTTGTCAGAAGCGAGCTGCTCAAAGAGTGCGCCTGTAGCAATCTGCGAAAGGAGAGTTGGCTGTCGCAACTCCTCAGGCAGACTTGTTATGATCCCTGTTGCATCCTTACGGTTCTTGCCATTGATAAAGGGTAGGATTGCATTGGGATCAATGGTAGTAATGACAGCGGCTTCCTTTACACCCGATTCGTCTGCCGTCTCAGATGTGCTATCATCCGCCCGCTCACGCACTTGGAATAGACGTACCTCGCCATCGAACGTGTAGTCGGGTGGAAGGACAGTTACTGGAAGCAGGACGTTGGTAGCTGGCATACTACTACCAGGTAGAGCCTTTGATCGGAAGAAGTCAAACATGGCAATCTTGCCGACAATAACCTCGGGCGGTTCGACCTTACCAAAGATTCTCTTCCACTCGTTGACAATAAGCCATTCCTTCTTATAGGCACTTGAGAGAGGAACTAGCTTACGATCCCGATTCGACCACTTCTTCAGATCGATAGTCCCATAGCGGACTGCTGGAGCCTGCGTACCATCAGGGAGTACGAGCACAGCATCTAGCCTACGGACTCTAAGGTCCCACTGAGGGATCGGAGTCGCAGGATCGAACCCCTCCCAGAATGTCTTGCTCTCCTTGTACTTGTCAGAAGCCCATCGCTTCTCACTGACCTCAACTACGCCAGGAAAGGTCTCCTTTGGATCCTCCCACGATGCCGGGTCAATGCTTACCCCAAAGTCGTCGGGGTTTGTGGCTTGTGTTTCTTCAGTCACTATTATATCCTCCTATAGTCTATTACTAATCTGGCTTGTAAGGTTGGTATTAGCTAGTTGGCACCTCCTCCTGCTTCATCAATCCTAGCCTGTCGAAACACCTGGAAGCCTCCTAGACCCGCAACTGCGGCTATGCCTGAGAGAGCTATCTCAACCGGCACACCTTGGTAGGCTGTGAGAGCGATGATGGTGTTAACCCCAACCATACCGGCTATCGCTCCTGCTAGTTTTCTAGACAACATAGTCTGTGTCCTCCTTATCTCTTTAACCACCTAAACGCATCTCTAAAGGACTTAGGACTATAGGCTCTCTTATAGAGCGGGTAGAAATTACTATCTAGTACATAGCTAACTCCCCGATCAGTAGGGCTTCTGACCGCCCTACCAGTAGCCTGTATCACGTTGTTAAGCGCATCGGCATCATAGCTCCTCCTACCAAACGAGTCCTTGCCTTCACGATAGTCTCTCCTAGCCTTGACTACTGGGTCGCCCAGGTTAGCAAACGGAACCTTAGCTATAGCCTGCCAGCCAATCACATACGGTAAGTCTATACCGTGTGACATGCTAGGTGATATTAGGATGGACGGCGAGTTGGTATTCTCGAACACCATTAACGCTTGGTCAAACGATAGCCCCTCAGATCCGTCCTGACTAGCCCGACTATGAGTCATGAATCTAGGGTTAGACTGTAGTCTATCGTTAAGCTTAGAGGCTACAGCGAACGATGCTGTATGTATAACTCCCTTCTTATCAACTAAGCCGGGCTGATTAGCTAGGTAGTTAATAGCATCAGCTAGCCTATCCCATTCCGACTCACTAGTCTTTCGGCTAACACTGACTAAGGGCCAGTAAAACACCGGCCTATTAGCCGGACTAAACGTAGACGGTACGTCAATGTACTTTACCTCGCTAGTTGGGATCCCTAGCTTCCGGACTAATACATTCGGATCTCCCAATGTAGCAGACATGAATAGAATGCGAGGAAAGTAACCCCATAACAGACGTTGAGCTACAGTCCAGCCCCATAGTGGTCTAATGTCTACACCTCCTTCGTATGGGCCTACTATGTACTCGTCCTGCTGCTCGACGTTTATGCCAGCTATAGATGAGACTGTGTTAACCATCCAGCGCAGTGTACTACGCCTCTTGATCTCACCAGCTTCTAGCTCACCTAGAGACTTATCCTTGAGTCCGTCAAGTTCTTTCTGTATACGAGGTCGTAGCGACCTCGCCCAATCAGCCCAGATACCCACGTCCCGACTCTGCATAGGAGCCCCATGAGGAGCCCACGTCTTAGCTGTGATCCTGATCTGTGCTGCTGCAACCACCGCATCCTCGGCCAGGTCACCTTCGTCACAGACTAGGAGTTGGCGGTGGAATGGGTTACGATCACCCATGCCTCGGAGCCTGTACGCTTGGAATATTCGAGTAGCGTAGGCATAGTTAGTTATTATCTGGCGGCTGTCTGATGCTCGGTAAAGCATGCGATAATACGAGCAGCCATCTGGACGTATATATTCGCAGTCGTCTCCGTGGGCACACGGAGCGCGGTCGGCCATGAGCGTGTCACCGTCAAGATCAAGTCCGGGTATGTCGTTGGGTAGATCACACGGATGGTTCCGTCTGCCTGTAACCACAGTAGCCCAGGGCATAGTCTCTGCATATTGTTTCTCCAATGCTATCGTATGAGTCAGGCTAACAGACGAGCAGTCAAGTAGTCTCTGTACCGCCGTGGCAACTATAGTCTTGCCTGCGCCTGTCGGCATGTTAGCAAGAACAAAGCGTTTACCTTCAACCTCGTAGGCGTCGATGATAGCTTCGATCGTCTCGACCTGCGTAGGACGCCACGAGTCGAGGCCATCGGCTGTGTCGATACCGAGTTCGCTAGGACGATCAGGTACTCGCATGACTATAGATTGACGCTCAGTTCTTCAACCCGACTTTGGCAGGACGTACAGATGGAAACTCCCTTTTTTGACCCATCCTTGTAGGTAGTCTGCCACCAAATCCCATGCCGCTCATGGCCTCCAAAATGATGGTGGCACCAAGGACAAGGAAGCCAGTAGTAGCCGAAAAACCAAGCATAAACGCGGTGAGCAAGTCTTGGAAGCCTCATTGTAACATCCTATCCTTGACTAGTTGGGCATGTTAGGCGGTCTGGCACTCGAAAGTCTCTGCATAACCAGGTACTCGCCTATTTGTAACATTCCGAGTATTTGAACAGGACCTCCTACTCCGTCACCCGTCGAAACAATCTGACCATTCTCAGTCATTGCAATAGCAAACACGGTCACGGGCTTGTAAGGTGCTATGTCTGTTATGAAGCTACGAAGCTTCTCGAGTAGAGGGTTACTAAGATCTGCTGCCCCCTGGAGTGCCGGATCGGTAGCAGCTTTCTTCTGCTGTTCGGATGCGATGTTAGAAAGATCGGGTACGTTTTCAGACAAGGTATGCCTCCCTTTAGTCAGTTAGATTCATTCAGACTAGTTCAGCTCTAGTCTACCATACTAGAAAGTCGGTGTCAACCCCCTAGCTGGCCCCAGATAATCCAGCCAACGAACAGGCCTCACCCATAACCAAATGTAGTAACAGCTATAATCAACCATATCTGCGCTTCGTTGTCCATATCATACTCCTTCTAGGCTAAACTAATGTGATACTTCTCCAGGCTAACGTCTTCCAAGTATGCCCTCCACCTAGCCACTCTCTCTCTGACTACATCAGGTATGTCAGGATCGTCCCGACTACGCTCGTCTAGGAAGATGACAGCCTGCTGCAAACTAAAGCTACTAGCTGATGCCCCGAGCACCCGTTGCCTAGCAGCCGCAGTAGGAGCATTGCTAATGTAGGACTCAACTATATTAAGATGCGCGTCGATTGACTGCCAATCACCGTTACGCCTAGCTAGGTTCATCTCATCATCGTACTGGTGGAGGGCGTCAATGTAGGCATTGCGCTTCCTTGCTTGCTCAGCATCCTCCCTGACTCGCTTCTCATGGACTAGCTCGGCACCTATGTTAACGTCTGGGTAGCCCAGCTCGTTATAAGCGTTAGCAAGTAACCAGACAGCATGCAGTATGAATACAGCTAGATTGTGATCATAGCCACAGCGAGTATCATGTACTATGCGATCAATACCATCGTCTAGATCGCGTGGTATGTTGACGGAGTAGGACCGCTTGACGGTCCGCTTCCGTTCGGACTCCTCGAGCATACCGAGGAACTGGCTGATCGCCGCAAACTGCGGGTCAATCGTAACGTCAACGAGCGGGTAGGTAGGAGGGACGACTGCTGGCTTGTTGTCCATTAGCTAGTTCGCATCCTCTCAACCATTCTCTCAAGTACAATAAGCAAGAGATCCCTCTTCTCAAAATGTCTTTCTATAAGATTTTCTATCCTCCTCAGCTCATAAGCCATATCTATGCTATCAACTGAGCAGTCATGTACTAGCAAGTCAGTCATATACTCACCTCCTGCTTATACTACATCGGCTACACATACATTCACTTGTATGCAGCGGCTTGAGAGACTGCCAGAATTCCAGACTCTCTTGGTAGCCTGGTAGATCCTCATCCCTGACTACCGGCCTGTAGATCAGAACGTCGTTGTCTACGTCTCTTTCGTCGTCGCTCTTTATCTGCTTCCTCTTTGACGTAGGGTCTAACGTTTCGGTCGTGGTCGTAGTTTTCTTGCGCGAACTGATCGAGCTTCTCGAAGTTGACATCGGGCGACTCTCCTTCGCTCGACGGGGGTGACGGACTTTCCGGCGGCGAGGCGATCGCCGACTTACCTCCCCACCCCCCTCCCTTGAATATGACGCCTTGGTCTTTGTAGACCTCATCTCGCACGGCAAGACTTCCGCAGAACGAGCAAGAGGTTTCTTTAGCATTGAAGCCTGCCCTCCTCTCAAAGACGTGACCATTGCTGCATCTGTAAACGTAGTTGGGCATTAGTCTCTCCTACGGTGGGGTAGGGAAGTTTAACCATAAACTAAACGTCCAAATGCGTAGCCCAACCTCACCTGACAGCCTCCAGCCAACTATTGAATGGAATAACTTAAGATCAAATATACCCCCAATTCCGTACTCGCCAGGCTCGGTCCAATAGCTGATCTGGAGTCCGCCCTGCCCTAAGGGGTAGCGATCTACGATAGGATGGTTCTTAGGCATCTGTATCTTCCTCCGACTCAAACTGCTTCGCTAACAGACTTTCCTTGTACCACTCAGGCAGACCGGCAATGACAGCTCGCTGCACTTTAGGCCAAGCCCATACGAACAACGCAAACTTAATATCATCACTGCTCTCTTTGTATATATCTTCTTGGGTCTCCTTGATCAACTTACCTATATCTCGTGGGCTGCCTTCCAACTCACCCCGTTCTTGCAGGTGCTGCACAGCCTTCTGCCACCTTGACTCTGTCCGATAGGTCTCGACTAGTGACTGCACAATGTCCTTAGCGTGAGGGTTAGCCTTACTCCATGCCGTCCTATGGACTTCCTTGAAGGCTTCACTGACGTACTTGCCCATGAGGACCTTCTTGTCCTTACCAAAGCGGCTATAGTTCTTTATGACTATGCCTTCGATCTTCGTGCCACCGAGGCAGGAATCCTCGAGGAGGAACTCGGTGATCACGTCTATTGTTATGCTAACACCATCATCACTATAGAACGTTGGAACAAACTCAAGACCTAGACGATGAGCCTCTTTCGCAAGTCCAGACGGCCTCTTGTACTTTTCAAGCCCAATGTTGATGTCAAAGAGGATAAGGTTCCCTTCTGGTACACGATCATACTTCAAGGCGTTGTGCTTAGGCTTCGATAGGACCTCAGCCCTATACGTCCAGTCAGGTATTAGATCACTAGCTATGTTCTTGACTGTCTTGACAGCTCCTGCAAACATCTTCTCAGGAGCGTCAATCTCCATGAGTTTGCCCTTAGACCTGACCTTAAGCTCACCGTCAATGATTCCGAAGCTAAACTGTGAGCCGTCTATCTTCTCCTGGACAACAACATCACCTTCTAATAGTCCGACTAAGGCGCTGTGTCCTAGAGCGTAGACGGATGGGTAGCTATGCCACGAGTCAGTCATTGTCGGTTACCTCCTACTGAATAAAGGATCTCTCTGGAGAGGTATAATAATAACTATCTCTTTTCACCCGCTCAGTAAGGTCAATTTGGTCTTCATCAATAACGTTGATCCTAAAAACCCTAACCTTACTACCTCCATAATCAGCCGCCTTTTTCTCGATGGCTACAGCTAGATCAACAGTACTACTGTAGGCTAGTAGAGAAAGATGACCGTTCTCGCTAATCCTGAGACTAATATACTTTAACATTGCTTACCTCCTCGTCCTAACTACTTGGCCCACGTCGGCCCGCTTCTTATATCAACAACTAAAGGCACACCCTCTAGTGGCTGCCCTAATTCCATCACCGTCCGCACCCTATTAGTATACCACTCTAGCCAGTCTGGATCTACATCGAAGATTAGCTCGTCATGGTTCTGTGCTAGCAGGCTTCCATGTTCCAGTGTATCAGCCAGATTCATAGCCTTCCTCATTAAATCTGCGGCTGTGCCTTGGATCGTATGGTTGACACCCTCCCTCTCGCCCGCCTCCCTCTCTTCCTTGTAACCTGACGTAAGGTAGTCGATCACTCGCGGCCTACCAAATGCGGTGTAGAATATATTACCTCTGTCCCTCGCCCGTGCTATTGTAGTTGGCACGTACTCCTGGCTATAGACTTTATATAGTTCTTTGACACCGGCCAGGGCCTTGGCTGCCTCCTTAACAGTTGGAATTTTAATGTTAAGTTCAGGGTTCTCTAGTGCAAGCTTCTCAATACGCTCCACCAAGGACGGAGGCTTGGCACCATAGAACAGGCCCATAAAGTTGTAGACCTTAGCAGTCTGTCGGATATGACTAAACTCCTTATGCTGACTAATGGGAATACCGAATACGTGATACATGGTCTGAGCGTGTAAGTCACCCTCGAACGTACCAGAGGGGGCGTTAACAAGTTTCATTAGCTGAGGATCGCGTGACTGGAACGCAGCAATCCGCACCTCAAACTGACTCTCGTCGGCAGCAAGTAAGACCTTACCCTCCGAAGCAGTGAACATGGACCGCCAGCTCCCACTGACCTGCTGCAAGTTAGGCTCCTTAGAGCTTAACCGACCACTCACCACGGTAGCATTGGAGAAGACTGAGTGTAGCCTACCATCACGTTCTGACTCCTCTAGCCAAGACTCAAGGTAGCCCCTATATTTGACTAAGTGTTTGTAGCTCAATAGCATCCCAACTACAGGGTGTAGGTCTTTGCTTCGGAGTAGAGATAGACTATCAGTTGATGGAGTCTTAGTCTTCCGGCTGACACGCTGTATTGGTAGTCCTAGATGGCCGAGGCTCTTGTCTGTGCCAAAAAGCCACTGACTGATCTGCTGACCTGATCCTGGGTTAACAGGCGTGTGGGAGAAGAGCGCTCCAACACCACTACACTCGGTGCAGGTAGCTCGCTTCTTCTTACCATTGCGACAGGATCTGCATACGTTGCGCTGATCGGGTACGCTAAAGCCTGTTCCCTTTGCCCTCATATTGATGTAATAGGTTGTGCGATCGATATTACCTATAGTCTCATTTAGCTCTAGGGTTGCCTTATCCCTGTCAAACCTCATACCTCTCAGTTCCATCCCAACTAACACAGGGATTAGAGGTAGGTCTACATCCTTATACAATACACAGGACCGTGAGCTACCATTATGGCTTCCTTCTGCTACCATCCTATCCCAGAGGTCAGCTTCTAACTTCTTAGCCCACCACGCATCGGCTACGCAGTAGGAGGCTGTAACCTTGGGATCAACCTCAGAGATCTTCAGCTTCCCACCACCAGTCACGTCGTCATAGGTCATCATAGTATGACCATACTCTGACTTAACCGTGTCCTTTAGTCTGCCCGAGGGGAGGCACAGGAGGTAGGCCGCTACCATGCTATCCCCGGCTACGTTGTCCTTAGTAAATGATAGCTCGTACCCGTCCTCGGCAGCAGCCCTAGTCATGACCGTTAGGTCATACTTGATGTTGGCACCAACTAGTCTAGCGCGTTGCAACAGGGGCCACAACTCTCCAAGCAACTCTCTAGTATAGTAAACCCCCTTGTTACCGACTACCAGGGATAGGCCAACTAGGGTATCCTTGACCTCGTTAGGCTCAGCGCCAGCTATGTCAGTCTCTACGTCTACGCCGACTATTTCTCTGGAATTTACATCTTTAAGCAGGTGCTCCAGGTCATGTATATAGCTAGCCGACATAGATCCTTTGGGAGCGTTGTTAGAGGCTACACGCCAAGAGAACGGATCATCAACGTCTGATGAGGTTTTGCTTGAGAGCGGAGGTCCAGCAACGCTCTCGGCCTCCTGACGTGGAGCATCCAACACCGCTACAGCAGTCCCTATGCCCCTCTGGTATGCATCCCAGTGCTGGTGCTTATCGGACTTGGGCGGACTTTTCACCAGAGCCTTAGCTACAGATGATTCTAGTCCCTCCTGGACTAATGCCCAAACCAGCCAGCTACCGTAGCGGTATCTAATCGGATCCTCATAAGGAGGATCTTCTATTACCTGGACGATGACACCGAAGGGAGCGCCACGCCAGAAGGGTAGAGCTGAGGGACGACAGCGCACAACATCGCCAGGTAATAGGTTAGCTAGGATAGGCAGTCTGCCGTCTTCCCATAGGTTAGTCCCGTCTAGTTTGAGCAGCTTGCACCTAAGCTCTGCTACAGGCTGACTAGGACCTAGAGACGTGAGGTCGTTATAGGTAGTCACGAATATCTCCACGGACGCTCGGCCTCATCGCGCTCTAGTGCTTCTATACGAGTGTTTGCTGAAGCGATGAGTCCTGCTTCTCGCATAGACATGTGACCCAGTCCCGAGCATGACGGGCACGTTACTACCTTACCAGAGCCTTCGCACGTATTACAACGCCTCTCGTTTTCAAGGTCTTCTACTGTCGGAACTTTGCCGTGTGCTCCTAATCCTCCACAACAGGGACACTTGCTACCCTCGTCTCGACTAGTCACAACTAAACCTCCTTCATCTTCCCAGTCTAACACAGACTTGCTGTTGTCCATTGCTTAAAACTCCCTCCGTCGTCTAGCCATATTTCGTATGCAACGGATGCGTTCACCGAGACAATGAAGGCTGAGCCCCAGCCTCCATAGGAAATAAACCTATTGATATGCACAGGATGCACCTGGAATACCCCACGCTCACCGGCTGCTCCGACTCTAAGAGGATCGAAGCTTTCACCAGTCTCCCAATATGATATGCACACAGCCCTGGCCCACTCTCGTTCAGGCCATAGGAGGGCGATAGAGTATCGGACTTGGTATTCAGCTTCTCCAATACCTTCTGTACTCCCTCCGCCCACTCCTCTAGCAAATCCAAGCGCCTGGATATCACGCTGGATCTGCGTAGCCGAGGGTTGTCTAGATGAGTGGATTCCATAATTGCTAACTGCCTCCTCTGCTACCTGTCCCATACTAGTTAGGATCATCCCGACTAAGACTACAACTAGTTTGGCTAACAGTACGACACCTCCAAGTCTTATGCGTCCTGTAGAGCTTCCTCAATCTTCTTGCGTAGCAGGATAGGATAGCATGGATGTACGGACTTAAGCATTGTCTCGTGTATTTCTCTTACTAGATCAAGGAGTTGGTAGTAGGCACCACACCTCTCCTCTGCAAACCCTAGCTTATGTACCACCACAATTAGCTCTACCATCATACCTTCTCCCAACAACGCTTACACTCACCATGATCCGTAGTGTCCGCGTGACCATAGTATTTACAGAGCAGCCTGTCAATCGCTTCCTGTATATCATCAAGGGTATCCTCTGCTCTCTCCCTACGTTCGACCTCTTCGTTATACCTTATCTCCCACTCTACGTTCGTAATAGGGAAACTAAGCTGCTTACCTTTAGCCATTAACTAACTCCTTAGAAACTAAAGACATGGAACCTATCGTCTAGTATAGGATCAATCATCATCTTGACATCAACCCAGTCTAGCCTACCGTTCCCACATCCGGGCCGAGGCATACATATAATCTTCCAGCTAGGCTGGAGGTCTGCAAGGCTCATTAGCTGGAAGGCGCTCCTGGTAATTAGAAACGTATCAGCCTTCTCCCACCAGTTGTGCTTGACTGGAAAGCTGACTAAAGCCTCCCTACCCCAATCTCCAAGGCCCCAATAAAGAGGGGATACTATATTTCCCTCCCGGCGTATCATTGCTCCTAACCATAAGTCAATGTCAGGGTAGCGTTGCTTTGCCTCATAAGCAATACCCCTACCCATCACAGCTCGACCGTCCTTCTTGACAAAGCCGTTAGTTGTTATCACCCTTGCATCAGCCGGATGATTCCACAGGTTGCCCTTTACCTCAATCATAGGATAACTCCTTTGCTTTCTTCAACGACGATATTATTGACGCCTCAACCCAACGTCCTCCGCCCGGCCTGAATACATATGCTGGATGATAGCTACCTATAGCATACATCTCCCAGTCTCTCTTACCCACTGATCTAATCGTACCTGCCATCTCATGTGCCGATGTGAGTCCGGGAAAGAAGTAGGAGCCTGAGTATGCACCTAATGTTACCACACATGCTGGCCTAATAATAGACAGCTCACGTTCTAGCCAATGACTAGGACATGTTATCGTGCTACCAGCATAGGCTCTTAGGTCGTTATTGGGCGGTCGGCACATCACCAAGTTGGTCAGCCATATTTCTAGACGACTGAGTCCAACCACCTCAAGCAATCTGTCTAACTTACTACCTGCCTTGCCAACAAACGGCTTGCTCGACTTATCCTCATCCTCACCAGGTGCCTCACCGACTAGCATAATCCTAGCTAATACGTTACCATGCCCAGGCACAACGTTCTGCCTGTGGTCCTTGAGTGGGCAGAGGGTGCAGGTTAGGTGATCCTGATCAGCTAGACAGCTCATCACTTACGCACGGCCAGCAGAAGTCAGACATTACTAATCCTCCGTAACCTCGTCATAGTCGATCATTTCAGCAGCGTCTGCTATACGGTGTATTGAAGCCTTTATCCAGGCATCATGTACAGCCTGGTCTTTTTTTTCCCTATCGTCTTTGGGGCTAGCGTTAACGTCTACCTCTATAACACCATCAAACTCTATCTGGACTCTCATTCTACTACCTCCTTCTCATATAGATCCCCGTCTAGTGTCTCGTGCTGATCGTTCCGACTGATCCAGTATGCTGTGACTACCGAGTAGTCTCCTTCTAAGACTATACACAGGTCATGCCTCGCCTGTCTGCCTTTAGACCAGAACCAGGGAGTCCGGATCATTACCCTATACACAGCCCATGTAGTCCTGACTACTGTTACATCTACAATGTCTAGATCAAAGCTGCTCGAAGGCATATGGAGCTTCTTAGGTAAGTGCCGATCAGCCATAACATCTAGGTAATGACTGCTGAGAATTAGGCTTGAGCTAGATGGGGGTAGAAACCCTAACGCTCCTGCATAAACGTTATCAGGCATGTATATATCACGATGATACCTAGCAAACAGGCTACTATCAAAGTGAGACTGGTAATTACGAGGGTTAGGCTTAGTCATCCTTATCATCCTGACTATAAGATGTACCGTCTTCGTTAATGCGAACATAAGGAGCTACCGGCTGAGCCACGAAACGGTAGAAGCGGAGAGGCTCATTTTCACCATAAGTATTCGACCAGTACTCGACCCGATCGTAAGCTGGCTTACATCGTCCGCAATATTTCCGACATGACCTACTATTGTCTACTCGGAAAAGCTCGTGCGTTACACTCTTCGATCGCTCGGTTCTAATAAGCGCGCCACAGTCGAAGCACTCTGTTAGCTTCAGATGTTCGTCCTTTATATATATGTGATCGTTCGGATGGATGCTAAAGTATATCTTCTTCACTCGTCCTGCCTCAGTCATTACCTGTCTCCTCTTGGCTCAGGATCATCGTACTCGTCTTGCCTACCAGTCTCGTAGCCTATTGCGTATCCCTCGTCCCAACCGCTCGGGTAGCAGCAGTTCTGCTCATCCCCCCACGCTTCTTCGTATCCCTCACTCCATCCTCTCTCCCTACCTCGCCAGTAGCCGATCCCTATAGTGATCAGGTTGATCCCAAACGCTAGGGCTAGTATGTCTATGTTAGTCACCAGTTGCCTCCTTCCTCGTGTGCCTTGATAAACTTATCAAACGCTACTCCGTTGACCTCCTGCTTATCGCAGTCCACCTCGAGGATAGCGTTCTCGTTATCCTGCTCATAGGTGGATATTCCAAATCCTGCTACACCCTCCTCATCCCCCCGTATCATCTCTCTAAAGATAACACGAGCTAGGTAGGGTGCATCATTCCAACGATTACCTGACCTTGCTAGAGCTGCTGCTAGTATATCCGGTAGACCGGAACCTCGCCAATGTGTATATAGATATATCCGATCGCCTGAGTCCCTGCCTCTCATCCCTGACTGTAGTATTACAATGTTACCTCGATCACCCATTTCGTTTTACCTCCTTCTGACTAAGACTGTACCGTGATTGTACCATTGTACTGTACCCTTTCGGTTTCCTCAACGCGGGATAGAGATCATAAGAAGACTAATCATACTGACTCCCGCGCACGAACTCCCTTATCCCTCTACCTAGCTGTGACCAGAACATCATGAATCGGGTTTCCCCTCGACTATAACGCTGGAGAGGATGTTGTAGATCATACCAGTGTGAGTTGTAGACTACATTTGATCCCGATCCCATCCCTGATCTGCCTATCCACGCAAAACGGTGTCCAGGTAGATTGAGATCGATGCCACTGAGTCTACCTTGCTCGTCTCTATAGATGCTCAGTCCCATTAGTCACTCCCTTCTAACTCCCTTGCTAACCTCGCCTTGCGCTCGTTCTCTCTCTCTATTATTCTCTGTTCTCGGTGCAGCTTTGGCAATTCCCTAGGGCCAACTAGATCATCCCAGATACCACCACAATATAGACAGTTCCAATAGCTTCCCCACTCATCAACTAAGTAATCAAGCTTACCATTACAGCGAGGACAAGTCTTCCTAGTCATCACATTTAACTCCATTACAAACAGTACAGTGCCAGTGCTTTTCAGCTAGCTGCCTGCACCCGTTATAGTGCCAACTCCTTGCGTGTGAGAACAGAAGGCACCACCACCGTAGTAATAATCGACCCTTGATAAACTTCTCGTGCATCCAATTGAGCGGAGTGACGATCAGTCCCTCATAATCCCACAGATCTAACATAGATCACCTCAATCCCATTTATATACAAGATAATATGCATGATGCCTGCGAAAGTGGTACTGTCTCTTCCAACGAGGATCAACCATCCTTGCAGCCGGGCTGATCTGTATTAGCTCATCCTCCGGCTCTAGACCCCACAGCTTATGTCCGTGATCGATCACCTGGTATGTCCACCAGTTAGGATGCTTCGACGTAATAAGATTCTGTCCCTTTAGTATACAGCCCATCCTAGCTATACGTCTCATCTCGATCATGACTAACAGGGTCTGGACCCGCAAGTCTTCAGCGTTGCGAGGTGCTAGTATGCGAGAGTCTGACTTGCTACCGCTATAGAAGCGACCATCTGTAGCTGCCTCTGATCCGAGGAAGAAACGTTTAGCCCCCACTAGTCCTCGTATGCCCGGCGTGAATATAAAGGGAGGATCAAATACCGCTACGTCTACACTCTGAGTCTGTAATGGGACTAATCTGTAGTCAGACTTGATCTGAGCCTTACCTGATACGTCTATGTCTAGGCCAATGACCTGAATATAGTTAGGAGGCAATCCACTACTACCTAGCTTACTCCAAAACCCTCCCTTGCCCCAAGTTAAATCAGCAACTCCGCCAGCGTTAGGAAAATGTATATCGAATATATCCTTGATAGCCTCTCCTGTAGTACCATGTCTAACTGATCCTATATTAGCATAGCCATTAATCAATACCACCTACCTCCTTATCTTGGTGCTTGTCGCATAGTTCGCTCCATCCCGATCCTAGACAACTATGACAGATGTTGTCAACTGTGATTTTGTCAATCGTATTATATCCCCTACACTCCTGGGTGTGCGTACCATTACCTTTGCAACACGGACACGCGCTAACTTCGCGCAGGCAATCACTTAGTCCGTAAGTCTTACCCTCGTAATAGCTACACTTTGGCGTATCACTAGTCATTAGTCTTACCCTCCTTTGATGCGCTCTTTGCGGAAGAGGTTTATAAGCCAAGGCACATCGATTCCAGACTCGCCACCGTAAGGGTAGTCAGACCCGGAGCGGGAACTCCTACGCGCCGCATCAGTGAGGTAAGTCTGGAGTTCGTCCAGTAACGTCAGGGCGTAGGCGTTGGCAGCGACCCGCAACACTTCTTTAGTCGAGTTAAAATCGTCTTCTGCTAGGGCATAATCGACACCAACAGAGTCGATGGTGTCACAAAGATCTACCCACGCTTTCTCACTGTTCATCGCACCCTCCTTATAACCTATTCACCTCTTACTTGGAGGATCGGAAGCAACCTGCTAGTCGGGGAACCCTTATACTAACGTATGCCCCGTCGCCATATCCTAACTCAGCACACGTTAGCGTTGACAGAGCTACGAGATTGGTTGTGGTGATGCGTTGACTAACAATTACCTTCCGGTCCTCCAAGCGAGAGGTGAACCCCTCGCTCTAGTCTATACTAGACTATACTATAGACTAAATCTCCCAGCTACTCAGCAGGGTAGGCCCAACATTGACAGCGTCAAGATAGTCTTCGACTAGGCTATCGACAGACTTCTTAACACGGTCTATGTATCCCTGCAAGTCTGCCTTTGTTGCAAAGTTGGGCGCATGACCCTTATGGGACTCTAGATTGGCAAGACCAAAGAAACAATGGTCCGGCTTTCGGGCTAGACTTACCTCTCCTTCGGGAAAGGAGCCCGATGTGATAGAGGCACTAAAATTAGCAACCCCTCCACCCTTGCTTCCGGTCTTGTCAACTGTTACAAACAGATCTATTCTTCTAGTCACTTTGTCTCCTCCTATACTAACGTTAATATAAGCGTGGTCTATTAGTCAGGCGGTCTATAAGCCTAAACTTATTACAGGCTTGACCACCCGCAGCGGGACACATCTTACATACACCATCACCTCCTCCCCAATGGTTCCATCGGTCGTGCCGACAGAAACACTCATCATCATCATCGTCACTACCATAATACTGGTCGTGTTTTTTTGTGATTGACGTTCCTTCCTTCCTATTCACCCCTCCTGTTAGTCTCTCTTTACGATCGGTATCTCCCGTCGGGAAATAAGATTTACTTGGTGGTGGCTTATACCCGAACGCGATATAGTAGGGTGTAGCCGGTACAATAGGCGGCTTATCTGGCTCCTTCTCGCCTAAGAAGCGGTATATTTGACATATCTGAGAGTGAGACTCGACAACTTGTTTACAGTACCTATCACGCAGAGCCTCTATAGCGTCATTAGCAGACAGGCCCTCGACCTTAGCTAACACGCCTGCAACCAGCGTACCAGTACGTCCGTGTCCGCCCTGACAGGCTATCTCTACCTTATCCCCTGACTTCATCCACTTGATGATCAGGTTTACAATCAGCGTGTACCACTTATCATCAATGGCTGCACGATCACTCCAATCAACTATGACATACGGCCACCAGGGATCGATCGGGCACTTAACTCCAGCCGATGATATACCCCCTAATTGTCGAGACCATAAGTCGTCTAGGTATAAGCCCTTGTCGGGCCAGGGCTTAGGTCCAGGCATCACAAACGGGTGTTTAGGCCGGTCCATTAACCCACTTGCTAAGATATGACTGTCCCCAATCTTAACAACAGTCCGCCAGTGATCACATGACCTATAATGGTAGCCTCCTCCAATGAAACCTGTTACTTTATCTGTCAGCTTACTAACAAAGCCTCCCTTACCGCTGTTGTCATTACTAATATCCCCGTCTTTCTCATACTTCCTGCGTAGTCGTCTGTTCCTCTTATTCCACCATCGAGGAGCATGACCGTCGAACATTATCTTTCTTTGGATCATGTTTTCTTACCTCCGCCCTTGTGATCATACCACATCTTAGCAACATCACTCGAAGCATAGTTATCAGCTATAGATTTGTATGAGCCTGTCTGTGCTCGGGTAAGAACTCTTTTGAGGCCAGTCAGGTTCCAGCCGGTCTTGTCGTACACTATACTCCCGTTATGCTCAAGAGAGAACGCCTGATCAACAAATGCAATAGGAGTGAGTCTTCCTCGCAGGTAGTTCATAAGCACTTTGAGACATAGACCCCACTTCTCTCCTCCATAGCCTTTGTTCCATGAAGGCCTCGTAAAGATAAACATAAGGTATAGAGGAGCTAGTTTTCCGTAGCCCTCCCATATATTATCAGCGTTTCTGTATACCTGACCACGGCCAACTCTCGCTACGGTATAAGTCATCATATCCAGACGCCTAATGAAAGATATAAACCCTGGATAATTGCCCTTTACCTTCATATGCTTGCCATAATATCTTAGAGAACTCACATTTGCGTGACCAAATACATGACGCGCTTCTCCTGTTGTTGCTATCTTCAAGTATCGACAGAACTCAGACGCGAGCATGTTTGCGTGGTACTCTAGCCCAGCTCTAAGATCGCCCCTGCCCTGGACTGTCATTGCCATGCGTAGGTAGAAGTCAGCAGCATGCATGGCTAGTGGAAGCTCGTTAAGGAGACCGATATCAGTCCTCAAAGCTTTAGGGTATGATCGGATTGAGAGGTTTGCACCTTTGGCCCCTGCTTGCTTACACACCGAGCAATCCGGGATGTCACACGCAACGGGTGGTGTTAGTGTCACATCAATCTTAGTCTTAGCTTTAGTCTTAGTCTTAGCTTTAGTCTTAGGCTTAGGCTTAGGCTTAGGTAACACTGCATCAATGAAGTTACCCCCGATTGAAGGATAAGAGGGCAGCACAGGCATAGGCATAGTCATAGGCATAGCATATGTACCACCTACCGAGCCACTAGGTGCATCCTTCGTCTTCTTCGCCGACTTTGGTTTTCTAACCTTAGTGGTCATGATTATGTCCACTCCTCTCAGTTAGTAAGTTAGTAAGTTAGTAAGGTATATAACTCAGCCACCGAGCTAGTTCACCTGTAAATATGATATGTCCGATTAGGAGGCCCGCAGGTATCAGCTCGTGTATGTGTCTGATACGATGGGTGTCTACAATGACGTGGCCCACCGTAAAGGCGACAGCCAGCACTAGCAATAGCTCAGTCATGACGACTCGACGATTTCTACGATTTCGACTGTGCCTTTGCTCCCGTCTACTATCAGCCTTGTTCCTGTCTTCACCCTATCTAGTAGTTTCCTAACTCCAACAACGCAGGGAATGCTAAACTCTCTAGCTACTATAGCAGCATGGCAGGTTATACCCCCTACTTGAGTAACAATAGCAGTTGACTTTAACATTGCAGGTAGGAGATCAGGTGTCGTCATATGCGACACTAGCACTGCTCCATTACTAGGGAATCCCTTAGTCTTGGGTAACTCAACAACAAACGCCTCTCCCTGTACTATACCTGGACTGGCTGCTCTTCCTATTAGTTTGTTACTGACTGGCATGACAGCTACCTCCTGTTATACTATACTAGGTTGGTATAATCAAGCCTTACCCAAGAGATGACGTTTCATATAGCAGCTTATAAGGCTTACGTCTCCACTTATATTATCAGACAATATGGCATGGAGCCATTAGCCTAGTCTACCAGGGAAATACTCCGCTTCCCCCTTGGATAAGACTTGAGTATACCAACCTCCAATCTTGTGCTTACTTGTGTTTGCTTGTACTTATGGTGTGTTATATAGGCCGGGTACGCTACCGACTTCACTATCATCTATCTCATTTGAGAACCGCTCAACGTCAGCTAAGAATGAGTTGGCATCCTCGAAGTCATTGGTGTCTAGTAGCTCCACTGGTGGGCCAACGTTCTCATATGAGCTACGATTTTGGGGGTTATCCTTATGACCTCCCTTACTAGTTACGATCTTCTCGAGCTGTATCCATACCTTGTAGTTTATGTCTGATAATTTACCTTGAGTCATGACAGCTACCTCCTATCTACTAGCCAGCCATAGGCTGATTAAGAAACCGATGATGAATCCGGCAATCCAGGCTAACATGACAGCTACCTCCAATCCCCGAAATCTAGCTTACGATCATGCCTATTTGTTATGTCTTCGATGGTCGGATCCTCAAGTATACTCCAGTCCTCAAACAGCCTGACTAGCAACACAATTAACATGCTAGCCGACTCAATACTACTACTCTTGCGCAGCGTAAAGCGCAAGTCAAAGACCTTCTCATCTTGACCTGCTACCGCTATAGGTGCTACCATTACAGCTTCCTCCTACCTGCAATACGCTCTAGCTGTGCTGTAATAATAAATACTAGCACTCCTATGTTGGCTGCTATTATGTATGGTACATCACCAGCCTGTGCTAGACTATAACCTAGCGATATACCGGCTAGTAATGGTACTAGGCTATTCATGACTACAGCCTCCTTCCTTCCCTCATATGCCTAGGCCTCAGCCTGCCACGCATCTCGTCTATGCACACCCGGCATATGCTACCTCGTCGCTCTCTTATGTAGTAGTCTGCCTCGACTATCTGATCGTCCTCGTCCTTGACTACGTTGAATGCACCTGATTTGTCATAGGCTATATCAGGCACGAGGTCTGACTCAGTGCATGGATTCTTACACTTAGGACACCTCATCCGTCTACCTCCCTTACTAATGTGACAGCTACTCACCTCCTGCTAGTTCGATGATGCGTTCATCCGAAAGCGAGTCTAGTTCTGGTCGTCCTAAGAGCACGATCGCCGCAAGGTGTTCTAGATTCTTGTCGTTCAGGGCAGATGCAGCATCACGCACATGCCTCATGTAGTGAGTGATTAACGGAATTATACCAGACACAGACGCTTGCCTAATTTCCCTCCGCATTAGTGCTACTGTGCTGAGACTAACAAGGTATCGCCTGGTAGAAAATCCCCCCCTAACGCCAGCTAGCCAGCGAATGCGCTCCGTAAAGACCCTCTTGATCGCTTCGCCATCATTCCAAAAGTCTGGTCCTCTTATGGCAGCAGCGATGTCGTATCCATCTCGGGTACTCAGGTCGATCAGGTTTGTATCTTGCATTACAGCTACCTCCAATCCTATAATAGCCTACGTCTACCCAGGCAATGCACCTGACAGCGACCTTGCGTCTTCAACTGGTACACCGAAGTCATCCTTCAGTCGTATAGGACTACCGTCTCCCGGATGAGCGGATAGGTAGACTACAGCTCGCTTCTCGTCTAGTGACAGCCCGTTCCAAGTATCAAGCATCCACTTCCTACCAGGCCCGCCATGTCTAGGCCCAGGCTTGCCGAGGAATGCGTTGTAGCCAACGTCGCCCTTGATGTGGGCCGTGTAGTATCCGTCACTTGTCCTAACTACGCCATCATACATACTGGTAGGTATGCACATCAGCTTTAGCATGTTCGTTAGGGTATCAGCTGACACGTAAGTACCTCCGAATGCTTATATAAAGGGGACAGCGGGCACTGAGACATGCTACCCATTGACACGTCGCTGTGTCCCAGTGTGCATGATCTATCATACCCTTGGCCTCAGCCTTTTTTACCGCCTTGCCTATAGATTCCATCTAGCTACCTCCTAGCTAGCTTCCCTTGATGGCTAGGAAAATGGCAAACTGCATAGTCAGAATCAGGAACATAAGGAATGTCACTGTGCGTTCAAAGGATTCGTTGCTCATGACTACCTCCTGACTACTATGCTATCCTCCTGCGATAGATACTTCCGCAGCTTACTGCTACTGCCTCGCCGCTCACATCTGTCTCATTGGGATTTTTGGGTCGCGCTACTAGGTATGCCTCCCTACCACACGTCTTACATAGCGCCCAGGCATAGCCTCCATCAACCTGGAAGGGTAGCATGTTATGGCCTTGATCCTTGGCAGATTGCTTTGCTTGGCTGATTAGCTTGACCATTTTAGGCATGACAGCTACCTCTCTATCCAGCCCTCGGGTCTGGAAACGGGCATAAGCTGACTAGGTGTAGTCCGTAGCTGTAGGCCAGCACACATGTACCGCCTAGGTGCATGCCTGCGCTCATACAACCAGGACAACCAGCATGGCCCTTATCGCCATACTTACCATGTAGTGCGCCAGTGTGTTCTTTGCTCCAGTCAACCATCAGTTACCTCCGTCCTATCCTACGTGGCCTATCGGACTTTCGCATCTCCTCCATCAGCTTCTCTAGCTGCGCCTTACTCATGCCTCCATCATGCCTCTGGCTAGCAGCCTCATAACCGATGCGCTTGTATAGATCAGCTAGCGTAGTACCAGTGACAGGCATTATGCGAGGCATGGTATCGCCGTTCGCGTCTTTGTTTAGCGTGTATCTGTTGCTAGTCATAGCTAGTTACCTCCTCGTAGCTAGGACGTTCAAACTCACTTGGAGACTGGAGTAGTTCGTCATCGAACACATCGTACTCTAGTCCGTCCTTGAACCTAACGCGGTACATCGGCTGATCCACGTCGGCTACGGTGCCAATGACTATTACGCGCTGGTGGGTGTGATGCCATAATTCAGCGTCGGCTGAATCCTCACCCTCGTAGCAGTGATATTCAAACCACCTTTCCATCGTCCAACCCCCTCCTTACTTCCGACTAATGGGTAGCGTACCCTTACACTTAGCGCAATGGAAACGCCCGAATGACAGGATGATTATAGGCTTGCGACATCTACAGGTTGTCATCATGGTCGCCTCCGTGTATGTAGGAGGGACACAGGATCGCCGTGCTAGTGTCACCTAACACAGAGGGGGATGCAATCCTGTGTCCCTGCTAATAATCGGGCCTGGTGGGGTCGCCTCCCACGTCTGGCGATTTTCGCATCCCTGATCTACAACGATCTTCCAGCTCACAGGCCCGTGCGGGTATGTCGTCTATGTCTTACGAGGCAGCAGCGTTCGGGTCACGCCCGTTAGCTACGTTCCTCGCCCTCCACGCACGTCCAGCTATGGCAGACGTACCGATGCTTGACGTGTCGGTAGTGGCACGGATGAAATCACGCCAGTCTGACGTAGGCGCATCAAGTGCAGGCTGTAGCATACCTAGTCCGCCAGCCTTGGGCGAGGCGACCGACTTGGCTGTAGCCTTAGCCTTACGAACAGGCGTAGACTTGCCAGCCACCATGAGTCGCAAGCCTAGAGACGCATACTTCAGCCTAGCACTAGGGCCTGCGCTAGTCGTGAACGTCTCCAGCTTCGCCACGTATTCGGTGTGGTCAGCGACTCCCACCCGCATGTGGCGTTCGACTATGCGTTGCGCCGATGGCGAACACTGGCCCTTGAGGGCTAGCAGCTCTGGCGTTTCAGGTATCTGCACTTGCGTAATGCCACTAGGCCGCTTCGGAGTGCGTGTTGCAGCTACGCTTGCGCTACCGTTGCCCTCGAGGGTGTCAAGGCGCTCGCTCAGTACATCCTGTCCCTCGCGTATTGCGCCTAATGCGTCCAGGATTGCCTTGTCTGTTGCTTTAGTCATCACTAATACCTCCTATGCTACGTTGTTTGCTTGTATAGGTTCAACCCTACAGCGTTTCATCCCCACAGCTACACACGCATACTCCAAGGTGTGCTTTGAGGCGTGTGCACTGATGCCTCCTACCCCACATCACAGGACATGTCATAGCCTAACCCCCTCCCTTGCGGGCATACGGGCAGCAGCACGACTGGCCGCAACACGGTATCCATACCTCTAGCTTTTCGCTGCCCACCCAGGGATACGTGCTGTAGTTGTGTAGAGCCACAGCCCCACATTTGCACTTGACCATAGCCTATCCCCCTTCATGTGCTAGGACTTGACTGGCTGCCGACCGCCCTGGCCGACCACCGATTCGACGCAACTATCATATCATGTCCGATTGCCCTTTGCAACGGTGCTGTCGGTAGCTGTGGTCTGTGGATCCAAAGCCCGGCCGCCGACTAGGACAGTTTAGCTTGGCTGAATCGTAGCCATCCTAACTTTCTAGGCTTAGTTGCTGTCAAATGCTACCCAACATGCGGTCCTTCGTCTACAGACCAGTGACCCGGTAGGCCGGGGTTTGATTCGTATAAGAACTCGCTTACGGACAAACTTAATGGAATCGTGCTAGGCTACCGTGATGGGCCTTGCGCGAGTCGGATGGTCTGCCTCTCGCCTTGCCCCGGACTAGCGAGGCTAACTGCGACTATATGTAACTGCAACAAGTCGCAATTAACCCGGTAGCAATTGGTCACTGATTCAAGCGCGACTGTGTGTGTTGGTGGCTAAGGGCTGGCCTTGAATCTAAATGTATGTACCTCACACTCGGACCTCACTTCGCACGAATCATGCAACGTGCTAGCTAGTCGGTGATCAACCTAGCATGTGAGTGGGCTAGTGTGCTAGCTTGCTAGTCCGGACTAGGTGGGCCGCTAATTTATTGATGAATAGGGTCGGGAGGCCCGCGCGCGCGAATACGCCCATGCGAGAACACACCTGCGCAGCCGGGTTGATCACATGCGTAAGGGGGGCGACCCTGGATCGCGCGCCTAGGTAGAGGGTTTCTTACAAACGTACAGGGTTTTGACAATTTTTGAAACATAGTCAGAACATACGTGCTAGTTGGGACTGGGAGGAGGTTAGCTGGTGGCAAGGTAGATAGAGAGCTAATGATAAGGTAGAGAGAGAGGTTAATGGCAACTTGTCAGAGATTAGGGGTTGACAGAGGGAGGGGACTGTGCTATTATGATGATGATGACGAGGTCGTGTCGTGTATATTATACAGTAATGTACCAGGAAGCGATCTCTAAAGAGGATAGTAAGTAATAAGGAGGTAGCCAGTGACAGAGACGAAGACTAAGCCGTTTCATAAGATGAGTCTGTGGAAGTTTATATTGGAAGCATGGAAGGGTGCTTTGAGTATGGACGAAAGTAACTGGTACTGGTGGCAGAACCAACCAAAATACAAGGGGGACACAAGGGGCCACGATGATGAATGAAGATAAGACTAAGCCATATGAGGTAGACATAGGAGGGGAGCGAGTCGTTATAGACCCTAGTCAGAAGGAGGCTATCCTAGAAACATACGAAGTAGATAGCGGACTAGAAGAAGACAACTCACCTCATCCCCGAGACGAAGACACTATGGCTGATGAGGACGCAGCGGCGGCAATGCACCCGGCGCGCACGACTCCTCTCTATAAAGGGGTTAAGCCGCTAGGGACCGAAATACTCTGTAAGAATGACCGCTGTAACAATTTAGTCGGGGAGAGCCTAAACCCTGGGGTGCTAAAGCAATTCTGCCATCGAACGTGTGCTCACAACTATCACAACCGTCTCTACGAACATCGTCAGAACGCTAGTGGCGGCTGGCTAGTTGAGCGTCATAGGGTAACAGCAGCGGAACTACACTTCGTTAGGACTATGCCGAGTTCGCTAGCAATGGCCGAACGTCGGTATAAGGCTCACATTACCAAAAGAACATGCACACGAGCAGAGCCTGACGGCAAGTGCCCCTCGCACGATCAGGAAGACTACTACTCATCCAAACGACTCTGTTTAGTCTATGCTGTACTCGTAGACGATCTCTATGACGAGCTAGCCAAATCAAGAGGAGAAGTCTATCTCCGACGATGGACTAGTGAGGACGGGCGATGGGCAGAGAAGTCGGACCTGCCGCATTTGGAATATACTAAAGGAGGTAGTCAGGATGAAACTAATCTGGCCTCGTCTTGAAATTAGCCGGATCCCGCATCATCGTAAGGTTTATTACGGCAACTGGGATAGTTGGGAAGCCACGTTCGTCTTTGGCTCTCGTGGAATGACCTGTTCGGGCGACACCAAGTTCCAGGCTGCATATAAGGCAATACGGACTTGGCTAGTCTTCTACTTATGATCTCTAGCCCGCGTTAGTAGGAGTATAAGTTGAATGGATGATAATGATATTGAAAGGGTTCCGGTAAGGAAGCTGTCGGAAAGAGACTATAGACTGTATGTTCAATATGGTATTGTTGAGGGGGAGTATGAGGACCTGCTTGTTGAACAAGAGGGGGGCTGTGCTATTTGTCACGTTACTCCCTTTCCCGACGAGAGAAAACTTGGTGTGGATCACAACCACCGTACTGGTAAGGTTCGTGGGCTACTCTGCGGGAAATGTAATTCCGGCTTGGGCCTATTTCTTGACGATCCGGATCTTTTACGGACGGCGGCAAAATACATTGAGGCCGATCTCTTATGATCTATATCATGTGTAGAGATTCTGAAAGTTCACAGTATGATGGTACCATCACAATGGACACGGTACAATCGTTAGTCGTAAGATTAGCGCCGAAGGCGGCAGGGAACGGCGTTATGTCAAGTAGTCGGGGACTAGCTAGCAGACAAGCTTATAGAGAGGTTGATCGAGTGATGAGGATAGAACACGAAATATTTCCCAGCGATAGATCACGCGATGAGTGGATAGTAGAGGCGATCGACTATGATCGAGATGGACAAGTATATGTGACAATCTTCTCTGGTCCGTGGGCTGAGGAGCGAGCTAGGGAGTACGTCTCTCTTATTGCTGATCTTGACTTACTAGCGAATCTGTAGTAGTATAACAAGTAAGGTAGTCTTAGACTAAGGAGGGACAGACTAGATGTGTGGGGATAGACGTTGCAATAGGTAGCATATTCTCAGCCGGGGACGTAGTAACACTAGCCCTGGTGATGTTTGCATTATGGAGAACGAGGCAGGCCAAATGAAAGATGTTGAGGACACTCTGAAAATATCTCTAATCCATGATCTAGCGTGGACATTGAGAAAGAGGATTACGCCTGGTCCATTTCCGTTTGGTGGACGTGAGGATATTGAAACCTTCCGACATAAGATCGATGATGCTATACTAAGGTTTGTTGATGAAGGTGACAATCTTAAGTCGATTGATATAGATATTACGGTAATGGAAGGATGGTTGATTGATCAGGCAATAGAGTTTGATGGTTTTGGTGGGGATGGGACCAAGCTGCTTATTCAGATATATAGAGGCTTCTGGGGAATAAGGTATGGCTTACCCGCTGAAATTGCAACTAAAGATGACGTCTCGTTTGAGGATCTGAAAAAGATCTCTGCTGATGGAGACAACAATCCCAAGGGCAGGACGGATGGTCCGTGGCCTCCGGATGATTTAACCTTTACACCAGTAACATCTTAGTGTATAATAGGACTGGCGAAGTGCCGTCTGGTGCAATGCTAGATGGTCTGTGGGGGTGGACGCTTGCCTCCCGTCTGCTCCCACAGCGCTCATTTAGGAGCAACTGTTATTGACTGACGAAAGCACAGAACTAGTCCCTGTCCGTGAAGGCGGGAAGCTAGTCAAGGTATCGCAACATGAGGCTATTCGCAAAGCCGAGCTATACGTTACTAAGAACCTCCCTCGCTACCTCAAGAAACTAGAGGAACTAGCTAGGGGTGTTACTATAATGAAGCCTAGCAAGAGGGGGGAGCCTACAGTATACACAACTCCTCCGGATCGTCAGGCTCTTGAATACCTTATTGATAGGGGAATGGGTAAGCCTCCTCAGAGGTTTGAGTTCACTGGTGAAGGCGGAGGTCCGGTAGGTATAACTCCCTGGGCTACTATTCCTAAGGATGACTCTGATATTATTGATGTTAAGGCTAAGGTGATAGAGGAAGATGCCGACGAAGCCACAACGTCCTAGACTTAGTCGGCAGCAGCAACTGGTTCGTAAGTCCGGTCCGTCTGAGGAGCGGGGTCTGCTCTATCCGATCCATGAGGGTAAGCAGACAGCGTTTATGCAAGCGGATGCTGAAGAAGTCCTCTATGGGGGAGCTGCGGGAGGCGGTAAGTCTTACGCTCTCCGTGCATGGTTTGTTACCTACTGTATGACATATCCTGGTGCTCAGGTTGTGCTCTTCCGTCAGTCTTATCGCCAACTAGAAGATACTCACATCATCGCTCTTCAGCAGGAAATACCCTCGTCTATAGCAACGTACTCCTCTGGCTCTCACGTCATGCATTTTGACAACGGATCAATGTTCTTCTTACGGTTCTGTGAGCGCGACGAGGAAGCTAGAACCTACGACACATCAGAATTTGATGCAATGGGATTTGATGAGCTGACTCACTTTTCGGAATATACCTACACATACTTACGATCGCGGTGCCGATCAACTAAACCTTGGTGGCCCGGACGCCGAATACGATCGGCTGCTACACCTCTGGGAATCGGTCACTCTTGGGTCAAGGAGTATTTTGTTGATCAGTATCCGCCTATGACAGTCTGGAGGACGCCTCGTCAGAGTGGATCATATACTAGAGTCTTTATACCTGCAAGCGTTGAAGATAATTACACGCTGATGAAGAGCGACCCGACTTATAGGGACACGCTACGAGGTCTTCCATACGAAGAGCAACAGGCTAAACTATACGGCAACTGGAATATATTTACAGGGCAGTTCTTCCAGAGGTGGCGCTCAGAAATTCACATCGTTGAGCCTTTCGATATCCCTCCTGACTGGGATCGTTGGATTGGTCACGACTATGGGTTTAACGCTCCTCATGCGACTCTATGGGCAGCTAGACCGCCAGGAACCCAGAGCGTATGGTTCTATCGAGAACAGTATGGAGAAGGGGTTACTGCCCAGGAGCAGATTTTCAAGGCTTGGCAGGTAACTACAGATTCATCTGAGAAACTAAAGGGAGTAGTCTTAGATCCGTCTCTGTTCAGCAAGGTGAATGTAAAGGGTGAGCGAATCAAAAGCATGGCAGAGGATTGGGATGACACATTTGGGAAGACGACAACTGTCTATCGTGGTAACAATGAGCGTATTCCTGGATGGAAGCTAATTAGAGAACTCCTCGACTGGAAGGAAGCTCCTGATGGTGGGGTTCTCACGCCGCCTCGAATGTATATTATGAAGTCGTGTCCTAACCTTGCTCGTACTCTGCCTCTTATGATATCTGATAAGCATAACATCGAGGACATTGATACTAAACTAGAGGATCACGCTCCTGATGCAGCACGATACCTGGTTCGTCACATATTCCAGGGTAGTGGTCAGGTTGGGGACGCCCCAAAATACTACATAGGACCAAAGGGGCTTTCCGTAGGACGGCCAAAGGTGTATACTCCAGAGGAGACGCTCTTGACACTAGAGGGTCTGATAGCTAGTCATGGGAGGTAGAAATGAAAACTGTATATGTAAGGTTTAGGATCAGTCCTACGTATGGAATTATGGGCGTATCTACTAGGATAAATCCATTTTCGGTTGGTTGGTGTTGGGGGCGCTGGCATTTTGTGGCGGGCTTTCTAGCGTTTGCTTTTGAGAAACGGAAGCGAACAGATCCTTGTGTTTTTGAGAACTGCCTGCGTAAAGCGTACCTTTCGCTTGCTTTTCTTACCAACGGAGAACCGACCCCTTTGTGTGACTATCATAAGAATGAGGTCTAATGCCTTTAGATACTGCGTCTGCTGACGAACTATGGCGTCTGCGTGATACGCTCGTCAATCAATTCGAGAACCGCACAACTAAGTGGCGGCGTCGTCGTGATATACGCTATAGGCGTATGACGCAGGAACTGAAGAAGCTTCCTCTCAACTCTCTAGTCTCTGACACGGCTCTCATTGTGCAGCAGACCGAGCTGCCTAATCAGGATTGCCACAAGCGAGTCAAGCGACTAATAGCTAACAAACCTCGCTTTGAGATAGTTCTGTCTAGTGGTAATACGTCCGAGCAGTCGATGGGACAGAAACTTGAGGACGGACTGAAGGCTCTCTACAAGTGGATGACTCGCTCTAATCCTGCATTCGAGTGGCAGGTTGTTGAGTATCAACAGGGCGACGGTCTCGGTATCGCTAAGATCGACTTCCTGCCCGATCATGGGGCGTCTCTAGCGCACTTCGATCTGGACGACATTGAAAAAGATGATGAACCAGAAGATGATGATGATGCTGTCGAACGTAATAAGGCACGGCGAATGTTTCGGGAAGAGCTTGAGGCTGCTCAAGATAAGGATAACCCTGAGGCGTTGGCGTTTGGAAAGGCAACTGATCGTGCTCTACGTGCGGAGTTGCCTCCTTACAGGCTATCGGCTGTCGATCCCCTAACGTGTTCTTTCTTTCGGGACGGTGATGGGATTGCTACTATAGTTGAGGCAGGTAAGAAGTCACTTCATCCTCTCCTAGAGGCACTAAACAGTGCGGGATACCCAATCGAGGTTAAGAACAATAGGCTGATTTTAGGTGGGGAAGGATCAGATGTGGTTAGTGGCAGGACGGCTCCGGACTACGTCAGCATTGTCAGAGACTTGTCGATGGAAGTTGGCTATGCAGAGATACGCACTCGTAATGAGATTGTCCTTCTGATTGAGCACCCTGATATTAAGGACGTTACTCCGGATATGAAGAGTAGCGATCGGGGCGTACACCTGGTATTTCCTAATCCCTTTGGTCCATATACAACCGGCTATGCTCTCGTCTATGGAGACATTACGACTGAGGCCGATCCTGCTGATGAGTTTCAGCCGCCTATTCTCGGATTACTAAACCTGGCACAGCCGGATAACGTGCTCGCTACAGCTCTGCTCTCGGCTGCTGTTGAAGAGGCCCTTGCGCCGTCCTATGTTAAGGTGTCGCCAGAGGCACGACTTCCGGCAACAGACGAGTCCAAGGCTCCTGACGTACAGCAGGGTAGAGAAATTGCTGTCGTTCAGGGAGATATCAAGAAAGTCGAGACTCCAAAGACCTCTGTAGAGAGGGTATCTAGTCGCATACTTCAGGAACAGGGGATCTATACCTTCCAGGAGGCGCTACAGGGTGATGCCACGTCGGATACATCTGGTCACAGGCTGGCGCTCCAGATTGCACAGGCTGACATTCAGGCAGTGCCCTATCAGAACGCCAGAGCAGATGCGCTAGCCGAACTGATGAAGGGCATTATATACTCGGTACGAAAGCACGGTTTGCCTGTGTATATTCCTACACTACCAAACTCTGCTCGATCAGGCAAGAAGCTTAGGGTATCGGAACCTGCTGTTATTACACCCGAAATGGCTGATCTGAACTTCGATCTTCTAGTTACGTTAGGTGCTGAGACTGCTGTAACTAAGTATGCTAAGTGGCAGGCTACGTCACAACGGGAGGCTGAAGGTTCTCTGGGCTATCTAACCATGATGGAGCAGTCAGATGTTGAGAACCCTGAGGATGAGATTGCTCGTGTCTTTGAGGGTAAGATGCTAAAGGCTACAATGGAAGGCGTCATGCCTGAGATTGTGAAGATGGTTATACAGCGAGCGCAGCAGAAGCTCCAACTTGCTATGGGACCGACTCCGGGATCAGGTCTAGCTGAGGGAGGCGGTCAAGGTGGAGGTATTGAGGATATTATAAGATTACCCGGAGTAAATATGCCTGTTGCTCCATCAGTAACTGATCAAGGCCCGCCTGTGATGGAAGGTGGCGGGGATCAGCCGATAACGGTATAATGTCACACGAAGCACCTAGCCTCTTGAGTGGTGAGTGGGTGAACGAAAGAGTAGATAACGTACTCGATCGTGTAGACTCGCTTTTGGACCGGATTATCTTTGAAGGCTTACTAAGCTCAGGGTATGCTCCTCTTTCAGAGCCGATCACTAAGGACCTTATCAAACGAATGACTCCGCAACAGGTTATCGCTATACTAGGAACTATGGAGACACCTGAGGAGCGGATCAAGATACTTGAGATGCTAGACTTGTCTCTGGATACGATAAATGATATACTAGGGATTAGACCAGAGCAGGAGTTATAAGTTGGCTGGCATATCTGGACAAAGACCTGTTATTCCTCTGCTTGAGGAGGATGGTAATGGAGAGAGACCTCCTGGAGTTCCTCCTGAAGCTATAGAACTATTTCCTGATGTGTGGCAGGCTGTAATTCCTGGCACTGATCGGATTGGGATCTATGAGAAGGACGTGTTTGGTCAGTTTACACTGGCGACATCTATTAAATCCCCCTCACTAGGCGGTGATAGTGCAGAGTCTATACGCCATAACAAGGCTATGGAAGCTCTCGGACTTAGGCAGCTATCGTTGGATACAGCAAGGGTTGCATTAACTGGATACCTTGACGCTACTAAAGACATTGCAAGTCGCAGAAAGGGAGCCCTAGAGACAGCTCAGGGCCTTCTGCCCTTCCTTGTTGATCCTAGTCAGGAGTTCTTCTCAGGACTCGGACCAGGAGGGTTGCTCAGCTCATTCTCTGAGGAGTTTGACCTACCGTTCGATCCGGTGCGCATTCAGCATAAGCAGCTTCGGCCAGGAGCTATTGCTCAGGAGGGACCATTAAGTCCGGAGATTGCCGCTATGTTGGAGGGAATCAGAAATGTCTAGGCATCTTCTCGTAAGTGAAACTGGTGGTGGTGGTGGCTTTGCCGGGCTTGGCAATGTCTTTGATCCAATTAACCCACTTAGTCAAATCTTTAATGTGGGAGGTGGTTCGGCAGATGCCGATCGGCTACTTGATATCTTTCAGGCTACTGAGTTGGCACGAGGCGGTCGAAAGAGTGTTGGCCTCGGACTACTCGGGCAGCTATTTGGTGTGCAACAGGATCCGTTCTCGATCGTGCCTGCGCTTCAGGCGTTTAACGCAGCCGGTGGTGGTGTTCAAGCTCCAGTAGGTGCGTTTGGCGCTACTGGTGGTGCAGGTGCTCCGTCTCCCTTTGGTGGTCTAGTTGATCGACTGCTTGATGACTTGGCTGGCTTTGCAGCCGGACAGGTGGAGGCTCCTACTCCTACACCAACTGCGACTGGAACGCCTACACCATCACTGCTTGGTCTTACCTCGCCACGTAACAATGTCCGCAACGCTAGGCGAGAAATAGTGCCTCGTCTCTTAGGCGGACAGTTTCTACGGCGGCGAAAGGTGCAGCCAGGTAGATTGGGGGTTGCGCGATAGTGGCTGTTGGTGAACTGTTCCCGCGTCAGAAGACAAGCAAGAACCAGCGGGCTTCGTTGTTTCCTACTCCAGTCTTCCAGCCTCGTCCTCCGGCAGTAACGACACTTGGACTAGGATCACCTCTTGAGGAGTTTGCTCGTCGAACGCAGGCTCAGCCTGGTATTCTAGACCTGATAAACTCTGGTGGACTAGCGGGTGTTCCTGGTATACTAAGTCCGGTTGAGGAAAGAGCCCGTCTACGCCTTGCATCTGGTGGCCTACTTGGTTCAGAGGGCGAGTCTCTAGGAATGGCCCCTTCAAGCCCGACAGCAGATGCGGCTAGACTTCTGTCTGGTGCCGTTCGTGGTAATCCGTTTATCAATGAGATGGGTCAGGCAAGGCTTATGTCAGGTAGAGCGCCGCTACTGAGTGAAATTGATCCTACGTTCTTTGGTACTACAAGTCCGACAGTGCAGCGGGCGCTTCTGGGACTATTTCAGTCTATGGGTATGAGACCTGAGGACGTGCAGTTCTTCTTTGAATCTACTCGTATTCCCGGATTGTAGCCATGCCGTTTGCGCTACAAAAAAGGGGAGACGTGTGGAAGGTTGTCAACACCGATACAGGCCAGGTAAAGGGTACTCACGAGTCCAAGATAAAGGGCCAAAGACAGCTTAATTTATTGAGAGGAATCAAGCACGGATTTAAGCCAACTGGCCGTCCGGCAAGAAAGTAACTAAGTGGCGCTTCTAATTCCCGGCCTCAACGAGAAGGAGACACGCCGGGCTCTGGAAGAGGCCGGTCTAGGTATTCCTACTACTCCAACACCAACTCCTCGTCCTACAAGAACTCCTACGCCTACTCCAACTCGTCCTCCGACACGTCCAGTTCCTACTGTCTCTCCGACTATCCCTATTGACTTTGCCCGTGAGGTAAAGACTCAGCGCAGGAGTGGCGAGTTCTCCCAGTTTGTCATTGATACCGCTCTAAGGACCGCAGCGATAGGGCGGCAGCGTGATGCTGAAATGCAGAGCCGTCAGTCTGAGGAAAGTGCCCTTCTGACTCCTCCACTCGCTCTCTTAGGTGAAGCAACTAAGATTAAAGAAGAGTCCGAGCAGACATTGGCTGAAGGTCAGGCTATAGAGGCGGGGGCGCATCGTATAAAGGAGGCCGATCAAGACATTGTTCAACGCGAGCAGTTAAAGGATATGGTGTCGGATTTCTCGCCCGACCAGCCTAATGATGCAATTCTTCAGGGATTATTGGCCCGTCCGGACGTTAATCCGGAGGATGCTATAGAACGTGCTCGCATGATCGAGGGCGGTCAGCGCGTTAGAGACTTTGGCAAGTCTATTATGAATCTCCCTGAGGAGGGGCGTGAGGGCTTAGTGCGTCTAAGCGCCGGTCTTCAGAAAGAGGGCCTTGATATTGATACGTTTAATAGCGTTGTATCGCAGTATAAGAGATTTGGGTTTGAGGGGCTAGATATTCTATCGGGTGATGCAACAGCTCTTGAGGTAGGTGGTAAAGGTCTCGATCCCGCGACTATTGAAAAGGTCAATAGAGTTGTCCTTTCTACGATTCCTCCACCTGTGCCGGGCGAAGCTGAACTAAGACCGGCTCCGGAAGCTTTTATACGCGAAGGTGTTAAGGGCTTTGATCCTGGTCTGGCAGCACGGCAGGAGGAGTTTCAAGTTGAGCGAGATCGTCGCACTGAAACAATAAAAGATCTTGTTCGGACTCACGGTTCTGTTGATGCTGTACCTGCTAGTGAGTGGCGGGCCAAAGGCATTTGGCAGACAGTACCAGAGGGTCTTGATGACGAGTGGTCGCTATTTGGTGGTATCCAACACGTTATAAATAATCCTGAGATTATCCCGCAATACGCCAAAGATGTTGTAGAGGCCCTGTTTGAGGTTGAGCAGGTTGCTATTACACCGTTTACGAGGCCTGTTATTGAGACGGGTCTTCAGGCACTTAGAATACCGGCTGCGGAGCGTGCGTCTGAGCTTATTGCTGAGTTTGCGGTGCCCACATCGGCTGCTTTTGGTATTGTGTCGAAAGGCCCACTTATTGCACGAATGGGAAAACGTTTTCTTATTGAAGGCTTTGTTAATATCGAACAGGCTATGGCCGGTGCCCGTGTTCGTGGTGAGACTCCCCTCTCAGATATTGAGAAGGCTCTCATATTTGTTGGTGGTGGCATTGCTGGATCGGGCGCTCCTGAGTTGTTTCGTGTAGCAAGTCCTGCCTTTCGTAGTGCTCTTACGTCTGCGCCTCGTGTCCGTCGCATCTTAACCACTAAGTTTGGTGATGCTTTTGACGATTTTTTCAAAGGGATTGACGTTAGTGGTCCTCTAATAAAGGGACCTGACATTAGTGAGGCTATAACCGTCCCTGGTGCCCCTCCTCGTGTTCCTGTGACAGCAGCGGAGCTGGAAATCCCTGGCCGTGCTCCGCCACGAGTTGATGTTGAGGTTCCTGGCCGAGTCGAGCCTGGTCGTCCTGGAGAGCTGGAACTTCCACCCGGTGCTCCTGCGAGGGCTGCTGCTGAGGTAGCTGAAGAGGCTCCACCCGCTCCACGTCTGGCAGTCAGTCCCGAAACCCGTACTCTGGCTGAGGTTCCCGTTGTCAGCCGTGTCGATGTAGACACAGGCGATGATATTGTTTATTGGGCCGGTCATGCGGACAGAACTGAGGAGATAATCCAAGGTACAAGAACTAGGGGTCTCTTTACGGCTCCTGACATTAGGGGAGTTGCTAACACCGGCGAACTGGATGATGTTATTTTCACCTTTCGCGTCAAGCCGGAGGCCAAGCCGATATCTGTATCAGGTGAGGTTATTGGTGCTCCGACTGAGCCTCGAGGCCCCCGGCGTAGGCCAACAACCCAATACAATCCCGACGATCTAGATCTGATATCCCAGACTCCAATCACAGATGTCTTCGATCCTGAGACTCTTGCTACGGGTCGTGCCATAAGTCGGGGGGGTCGAGGGGCAGAGCAACTATCCCCAGAGGCCCAGGCTAGATTCGCAGAACTAGAGGGTCGTCCTGCTGCTGAGGCTCTTCCCTCTCGCCCTCAGGGAGCTGCTGCTTCTGAGGCAACCGAAACCGTAGAGGTGCCTCTCCAACGAGCTGCTCCGGCTCGTGAAGCTGTATCAACTGCGGAAGGTCGCTTTCAGAACGCTCAAGCTCGTCTCGCTGCGGCACAGGCTAAGAGAGTCCCTGGTATTGGAACAAAGGCAGCTAAGAAAAACAAGCAGGTGGTTACTCGTGCGAAAAAGGCTGTAGACAAGGCCAAGAAGGATCTGGACCAGGTTACTAGTGAACGAGCACGGGCAGAGCCCCCCGAAGGGGCTGAGGAGTTAGGACGACTACAAGATGAGGCTGCTTCGGCTCTCCCTGGTGGACGTTTGCACCGTCTCCAGCCCAATCAGACTGGTAGTCCGGTCGATCGCTTAAAGCAGGTTCTTCGCGGTGCTCAGCGTCTTGGCTCAGAGCAACGTGCGATCGCCCAGAAGCGTCTAGAGGCCGCAGTTGCAAAGGCGTCTCGACAGTTCGAGGCGGTCCTGACTAAAGAGGGGCGTAAGCCTGGTGAACTAACTAGTGCTCTCTATGGTGGATTGAAAGGTAAGCGAAAGCTGCCTACGATCGACCCGCCACGTCAGTTCTTTACAGCCGATGAGATTGTTGATCTGGAGACTCAGATTGCAAATCACTATGGGCCTGGACAAAGGCTCTCAGCAGGTAATGCAATTGATGCACTAACTAAGCTGCTCGATGGCTACGATGTTGCCAGTGGTGAGCGAACTCTTCTTCGCAATGTCTTCGGTGAAGACTTTTCCAGATCTATGATTAAGGCACTTGATAGTCCTCTTAAACAGGCAGGGCGTGAGTTGTTCCAGATTGTGAACATCCAGCGTGTCTTCTTATCCGGGTTTGGGCCGCTGGACTTCTCGGCTTGGCTTAGGCAGGGCGCGTTGGGTCTAATGGCTCCTAAAGAGTGGACAAGATCTGCTGTAGGATCTGTTCGGGTATGGGCTAGTAGTCTTGGGAATAGAGAGTGGACCGTTGCTTATGCGCGTGGGATAGTTGATGATGCTCTATATGAGTCGGCCAAGGCGGATGGAGTTGCAGTTGAGGTTGCCGAAAAAATATCTAAGCGCGGTGCGGGAGTCGAGCTTATTGAAGAGACGATTCTCACTGATGCTGAGCATTCATTCGTAGGACGCTTCCTACTCGAGCCTGAGATTCTTGGTCTCAAACTGCCTCCAGTCATCCGTGCTACTGCTGACTCTTATAGCCTCTTCCTTGCAAAACTCCGACTCGATCTATATAAAATGTATCGTAAGGATATTTTGAGCGGAACAGGAATAGCTAAAGGTCTCGGTGCTGGTACACTCGAAGATGTTACAGCAATGGGCCGTGGCATTAGCCGTCTTACTGGGCGCGGAACTCTTGGTCCTCTCGAACAGGAGGCGCGGCTGTGGAACCAGATATTATATGCTGCTCGTCTCCAGGCCTCTCGCGTTCAGGCTCCCATGCAGCTACTTCACTCATCGCCTTATGTTCGTAGGGTTGCGGCCAAACACTTTCTTGGTTATGCGGGAACGGTTATGACAACTCTCGCTCTGTTTGATGCGTCTGGGCTGGCTGAGGTTGAGTGGGATCCTCGTTCTGCTGATTGGGGTAAGCTGAAGATTGGACCAACTCGGATTGATCTTACTGCCGGTTTTGGGCCTATGATTCGTCTTGCAGGTCGTATCGCAACCAACACAACGATCGATCCTCTCGGCGAGGCCAGAGATATAGGCTTTATTGAAACTATGGGACGCTTTATTCGTTCTAAAATGGCTCCTTTCCCTGGTCTGGGAGCTGACTTGTATTCTGGTACGAACTTCCTGGGAGAGCGTCTTGAGGGGAGCTGGGAGAGTGTGCGAACGGAAACCTTTAACCGTATAGTTCCACTAGCAATACAGTCGCTAATTGAGGCAATCCAGGAAGGTGGTTGGCCCTCTACTCCTCTTGGGTTGAGTGAAACAGTCGGTATTGGATCGCAGTCCTACACGCCTATATCTGTCGAGGTTGCTGAGGAGCTAGACAATGATATTTTTCAGGGCCTTATCAATATAGAGGATTATCCAGAATTAGGTGGGCGGGGACCTCGGAGGATTGGTGAACTTCATCCTCTTGATCGGGATGGGTTTGAGGATCGCCACCCTGAGATTATAGAGGAATATGAGAAGCGATCCGAAGATGCGCTTGGAGCTATTGGTGAGAGAGTAAAGGGCCGTATTCTTGGAGAGTTGTCAAGAGAGTTGACAGATCAGGCTGTTGCAGATCTGACTACTGCTGCTGAAGCGTTCCGTCGAGGAGGTCCGGATGCAGGGAGACAGTTTAGAGAGGCTGCAAATACAGTTGCTCTTCGCACGAGGGGCGGGAGATCAGCAATCAACTCCTTACGCGAGAATTTTGGTCTAAGGGAAGCTGAGCGTCCTGACGAACCCGGCCTCAAACAGGATATGTTTGACTACTTTGAAATTTTTGACAAGCATCCTACCGCTGACACCGATCCCAATGCTGCCGAGCTTTTGTTTGATGAGTTGGATACTTTTCTTGCTCAAGTTGGACCACTGCGGAATGACGCGATTGTGGAGAATTTGGGGATTGATCTTAAAAAGATTCCCGAATATAAGGAACTAAAGGATGACCGTCAAGTCATCCGCGAGTCAGGCTACTTTGATCGTAAGGATCAAGCCTGGGATATTGTTACGGCAAAGAAGCCAGAGCTTGCACAGTTTGAAGATGTTAATGCCTACGTTGCATCGCGTGAACTGGAACTAGCTAAGAGATTTGGTGCTAAACCAGCCGAAGTTCTAGTTAAGAGAGACCCGATTGTGCGAGGCTTTGATCAGATCATGGTTCAGGAACTCCGTAGATGGCAGAAGGCACATCCGTCTATCAACGAGTTAGTAATCAAGTGGGGCTACCGTGATCGGAGCGTCTCTGATATAATTCTAGAGCGAAAGCAGAGGTAGCTCTATTGACACAAAGGAGAGACATAGTGTATAATACAGATGATCAAATGGAGGTCAACTAATGTTACGTCTGTATCCAGACGAGACGGGCGATACGCCCGCTAGTGACGACAGCGCAGAAGATGATGCGCCCAAGACAACTTCCGAATCCACAGAGGAAGAAGCCTCGGTAGAGCCGGATACCGATCAGACTAGTGAAGACGAATCTGAAACGGCTCCGGACCCCGACGCAGAAACCAAAGAGGAAGAGGAAGCAGACGACGCAGGCGAGCTAGACGACGAGACGATTGATGCCCTTGGGGAAGCTTATAAAGATCGCTTTCTCAAGTCTAAGCCTCTCGCCGACGAAGTTTCAAAGCAGGTTCGCCGTGAAGTTGAGCGACAGGTCTCTCAGAGAGTCCGAAGCGTCGAGACTGAATCGCGCTCTGGGGATCTGGTCACTCGGGGCAAGCTTGCGGCAAAAGCTGTCGCGGACTTTGCCACTGAAGCCCGTGCTGAACTAGCTAAGGCGGCGAAACAAGAGGACTTCCGGTCCGATATCGTCGATCCTGAAAAGGTAGTTGGGCACTTGAGCGACTACGGTACTGCCGTTTCCGCTCACGTCTCTGGACAGTTTGACTCAGCCGTTGAGAAGGCTTGGGCATCTGTCTTTGATGGCGACGAAGGGCTGTCTGAGCTGTCGGAGGATCAAGCTGGTGAGCTTGCCGAAATGGTAGAAACCTTCCGTCGAATGGAGGGTGACGCCAGACAAGCTGAAGCCGCGAAACCATACTTTTTCACCAGTCTGTTCCGAACCCTTGTAGGACTAGGCCGTGCCGAAGGTCAGGAGATTGAAAAGTCTCGTGCGTCAAAGGCCAAGACTGCGGGTGAGAAGATAGTTGGTAAGAACGCTGTCGCGGCTGCGAAAGCAAAACTAGCTAAGGAGAAGGCTCCTCCTAAGACTCCTAAGTCTTCGGGTCCGATCACTGGCAATCTTGAGGACCAGTATGACAAGGCTGTAGCAGCGGGCAATACGACCCGCGCCCAGTCGATCGTAGACCAACTGTCCAAGCAGGGATGGTTAGGCGAGTCTACATAATTTAGTAAATAAGAAAGGTACGTGTATAAATGTCAGTAACGACTAGAGAAATGACAAGTACTACGCATGCTGCCTTTCTGCCTACAATCTGGTCAAAGGACACGCGCAACGCGATCACCTTTAAGGAGGTGCTCTCCAAGCGCGTCAACACCAAGTTTGAAGCAGAAATGAGCATTGGTCGGACTCTACAGATTCCGATCCGTGCAAACTACGACACGCAGACGAAGACCGAAGGTATCTCAAATACCATTCACTTCCAGTCGCAGCCTGGTACAACGGGTTCGGGGACTAACTTCCAGTCCATCACGATCTCGACTTATGAGTATGCGGCTGCTCTTCTGAATGCTGTAGTTGCAGCTCAGTCTAACTATGAGGAACGGAAGAACATTGCAGACGGTCTCGGTTACGCTCTTATGAGGGGCGTCGAGGTCAGTATTTCTAACCTCTTCCAGAGCTTCTCGCAGATCACTGGTGCTTTGGGTGCTGAGCCCGATGACGCCGTGCTGCGACGGTCGTGGCAGTTTCTTGCCGATGCTGCGGCTGATGAGGGCGACACATCCTGGATCTGGAGTCCAGGCGCTGTTGCCGCTCTCTTTGGTAACGACAAGTTTTCTAGTAAGGACTTTATCAACAAGCCGGTCATCGAGTCGGCCACTCTGCCCATGCTCTACGCGGCTCCGTCCTTCCGGTCGAATCTGCTCCGGATTCCGGCGAGCGGTCAGTCCGATTGCGCTCTGCTCCACCGCGAGGCGGTTATCCTGATCCGCCAGATCCTGCCGACGGTGCGTCAGCAGTTTGTTCTTAATAACCTCTCTGATGGGGTTGTTGCCTATGATCTGTATAACGCCTCTGAGGCTATCTGGGCGGCTGAGACGCCTCCGACCGACAGCGATCCCACTCCGGGCGACTTTGGTGCAGTCCTGATTAGGGCTAACTAAGATGGCTAAACATGGACACAAGGGTAAGAAAGGCAGGAAAGGTAAGTAAATATGGCTGATCATGGTCAAGTTGGAAAGGAAAATAAAGGCTCCGGTGGAAGTCGTGAAGTTGGCTCTGCCAACAAGGGCGTCTCCGGTGGTCGGGTGATTGGCACCAAGACCAAGTAGCCTTTAATTAGCGCGACCAGTTGGATTTATTCTGACATACAGGGGGTCCCGCGCTATAAAAATACAAGTAGGACCCCCTCCTCTTAGAGGAGACTAAGTTAATATGGTAATAAAGACTCGTCCGGTACTACGACAGAAGTTTGCAAACGAGGACACTTCATTTAACGTAACGCTCGCTGTAGCAGGAACGGCTGAAGACCTAGTAACAGTTCCCTCTGGTAAGAAGGGGCGAATTGTGTCTATAGTCAATGAGGGACCAGGTGCGATCGCTGTAGCCTTTGACGTAACAGCAACCACGTCAGACCTTCTATTGGAGGAGGGAGACGCGTATGCTGATCAAGGACTAGAAATATCCACAAACGTCTCATTCATTAACGTTACCGTTAGTGAGACGCCCCGAGTGCGGGGAGTTCTATGGAGCGGTCTTCCGTAATGCCTATTGTACCGTCTGCAAACCGGCAGACTGACAAGGTAGTATCAGCTCTGCTCGTGTCGGGCATTGTAACAAAGCCCGGCCAGTCTTCATCGGCAAAGGGATCAACAAGCCTATACCATAAGATCCTCCAGCTTATAAGGTCAAATTAGGAATGCCTATTCAGATAAAGGTTGATGCGTCTCCTGAGTACGACTTTGTTACCAAGGTTGGCAGTCTCACTCTTGAGTATGGTGTTCGTGGGCGAGAGCTAGAACAGGAGTTAGGAAGCAACCAGGAGCTGTTTGTCCGTTGTATGGAACTTCAGGGACTTACTCTTGCCATCGCTCCTAAGTGGATAACCAATGAACAGGGAGACTTTACAGCTTGGTATGCTATAGATTGGGAGGGTAAGCGGAAGAGAAAGGAGAGGAGAGTATACGATCCTGAAACTGGTACTGACATTGTCGAGCTTCCCACAACGAGAGAGACTTCACTCGAGGACTCCCAGGGCGAAGTAGAGTATCGCATAGTAGGCATATTCTGGGGTCCAAAGACATCTATCGAGATCCTGAAGGATCGAGACGCCATTATCGCTGAGGAAAAAGCCTCACGCAATCCTATGGTATTTGGTCCATTAGGACCTCCTATCGACAAAGGTCGCATACTATATGATTCCGCTAAGGAAAAAGAAGGAGATATATTATAATGGTAGTTAAGAATAAGGTAAAAGATCCACACGCCGCAGCAGTGGATGATCCAAACGAGGCGCTTCCTGACTTCGTACCTACGTCTGACGAGCCTCCAATGTCAATTGAGGCTGCCGAAGCAGAGCAGAGACAATTAAATCAGCCTAAGATTGAAGTTTCTCCGAAACCAGACCTGACTAAAGGCCGGGAGGTAGCGGCACTAGCTGCAATGCAGCAACAGATCGTTCAGCTTCAAGCCGAGCTAGGGAGCCTGCGTAAAGTACAGGGTGATGAGCAGAAGTTAAAGGAAGCTGGACAGTCTGGTATGCCCTGGCAGTATTACAAACGACCCGATCGTGGTTTAATGGCTGGTTGGGTTACAACTGGCCCTGGTGGGGCTGCTCCTGGCAGCGGACGGCGGGACGTAGGATCGTATGTTAACTACGGATCAAAGGGATTTAAGGCTTTGACAGCCTATGGAGTTGCTCCCATTCCTCTCGGTAAGGGACCTCCTGGCAGTGACTTCTGCCCAATGCTCGAGAATGGTGGTGCGAGGGAGTTTCCTCTCGCTCAGGTTATTGCCTACAAGTGGCACGTCGATCCTCCCATTTCAGGTCTCACTTTTCCGTCCTACGAAGATCGAACTGACGAGGTGGGCCGATTTATCTGTGAGGACTGCGACTTCGAGATGTACCTTATGTCTGGTGATCGAGAGTTGTCGATGGTCTGTCTGAGACACCTCAGGCGACCTAACCGAGATGGCAGTCACGGCTATAGCCGTAAGGAAGCTAACTCAATTATAGCCGAGCAGGGTCTCAAGCCTCCTGCGGGGCGAGCTGTCAAGGTTGCCGCTCAGGGAGAGCTAAAGGGAATCCTTGAGGAAGAGGTTGACACTAGGAGCGAATAAGGGTTATAATAGCCTGAAGGTATCTTATAGCTAGTGCATAGTCAACATAGGAGGAGATTGGTAATGAAACTTGCAGGAGTACCGGAACGGATTGAGTTGCATCCAGAGACCGATGAAGAGAAAGAACACCTATCACGTATTGTGCAAGGTAATGCTGTGGTCTTCTGGGGCGACAGCGAAGACATTGACAAGAAAGGCACTGTCTTCGTAATGAACTCGGCTCGCGTTTGTTGTAGCCAGGACGATACTGGCCTTACTAGCCAGAGCGATCCGACTCTTTCTTTCTAAGCTAGCATATAGCTCTAACTAGTCGGGAGCATTCTGATCGACTAGTGTCCGCCTGAAATAGTGGCGCGTATAAAAGGAGAATAAGTCATGCCAGAGAGACCCGATAATCAGTTTCATGGGAGGATGTTTCGCAGATCGAGACTGCGGGATGCAATCGGTCCTTCCAACCCCCTATTCCATCTCCTCGACTATCAGACAGTAGATGTAGTCACGCTCTTTGATGACTTCCAGGGCGTCTTAAACACTGATGACTGGACTGTTAGCAATAGCTCTGGTGGTGCCGAGGTCGACTTTATTCGTATCGCTAACCAGGTTGGTGGCGTTATTGGCGGAGACGGTGGAGCCAATACCGAACGAGACGCTCGAATGTTCCAGACCAGCAACGAGATCTGGCTTGGTAATCGCCGACCCGTAGCTCTTTTCCGTGCTACCCTACAGGACGCTGTTACTCTTGCTAAGTTTGAGCTAGGGTTTGCGGATGCTGTAGTGGCAGGTCAGGTTTTAGTCAAGGGTACTCCAACATCAACAGGTGCTGACTATGCGGTTGCCGTCTTTGACACAGACGACGACCTTTCGGTCGATCTACAGACAGACGGCGGTACTGATGCAGTAGCTTCGGTTGCTAGCTCACCAGGTATTGTTGCGAACAACTCTGGTGCCATTGTTGGAACATCGGGTAACATGACATCTACCGACACAACCCTAACAGACACCGATCACGCTTTTACTGTCAACGAATTTGTTGGTGCTACCATTACCTCCGAAGGTCAGACCTTGTTCGTCACGAGCAATACTGCTACTGTAATGACGGGTTCCGCAGGCTGGTCTGGTGGGGGAAACCCCGGCGATGCTGTTGCTTGGACCATGACAGTACCGCCTGCTTCTTTGGTGGCAGCCACATTTAACAACTACATGGTTGCGATTGATGAACTGAGGGACTGTCGTTTGTGGATTGACAACGTGTTCCAGGGTGTCGTCCGTAGTGGTCCTGATGCGACTACCTCGTTGGGAATATGGGTTTATGTCCAGAGTCGCTCTAATGCGGCTCGAGAGTTGCGTATTGACTATATTAAGGCGTGGCAGAACCGTGCGGCTGCTGGTACAGACTTGAGTGATGTGTAATGGGCGAACCAGCTCTAATCACTCCTAACGACCACGGTACAAGAAAGCTTCTGAGGCGTTCAGCAATAGCTCGAACGCCTCTCGAGGCGCTTCTTGAGCAGATTGCTTGGGACTCCCTATACGTTATACATGACGATTTTGATGCAGATGATCTGGATTCTCGGTGGGTTCAGGGCGAGCGCCCTGACGATCCTGATCTGGGTGGTTGGCAGTTCGACTCTATCTACGCAAGTGGAGCAATAAAGGGTCGTCCTGAAAACCGAACCCTAAAGCTGATCAGCTCCCGACAAGTCTGGCATGCAGATAGGCGGTGCGCTCTAGTTTCCCGTCTGTCTGTTGATGAGATCACTCGGGGCAAGTTCGAGATTGGCTTTGCTGACATAGACGCAGAGCATCTGCATGACGCTCAGGGTGTTATTGAAATTAAGAGTACCCCAAGCGTCTACCCAAACCGAGTGAATTTTGCTGTAGCCGTCAGAGACACTGACGACGACACAAATATTGGCCTAGCTGCCGCTGCCTCCACCGCCGCTCCGGGTGAAGGATCTGGTGGTAGCGTTAGCGTTACAGACTCAACAGGAGCTGAAGCTATTACAGCACAGACCGAGTTCACTGTTCTCGTAGCAACTAACGAGATGCAGGAGTCTCGGCTCTGGATCAATGGAATCCCGGCTGCAACGAATCGCTCTGGACCTAACAGGGACTCAGCCCTGTCGATCTGGCTGCTATTCGATCAGCGGCTTGGTACGGGCGGTCCCGAAGTCAGGCTTGATTATATTCGAGCTTGGCAGGAAAGGGCGACCCTATCTTGATAAGGCACTCCGAGGGCGGACACCTGGGCGTCTAGGTGACAGCGGCCCGTCTGGTGCATACCCACACAGTAAGTGTTGGGGTCAGTATGATTAAGGCGCTAGAAAGGAGAATTGAATAATGGCTGATCAAGTTGGTTTTGTTCAGCAACAGAGTGTTAGCCGACACTCAGACGGCACGTCTCGGGGGATTCGTATTACCCGTGACGGGTCCGTCATCCAGGTTCCGTGGCTCCAGGCGCTTTGCTTGGAAGGCCGGATGTTTGGTGCTCAGTGCGGCGATGCCACGACCGACCCCGTCGGTGCAGGTACGTTTGGTGCAGGTTCGGTCTCGCTAGTCGAGTTCGACTACTTTCACGTTATTCCCGTAAATACGACCATTCTTCCTGTCTATATGTCAGTAGCGTTCCTCGCTGTTGGTACAGCAGCCGAGGCCGGTATCCACGTCGTTTGGGGATCTGGGGGCGTTGCAGGCACAAGCATTACGCTCGTGCCGTTTAACATGCGCCCCAGTTCAAGCAACTCGACTAATTGTACGGTTACGGCACTTGACGATGGCGACGGTACGATTATTGTAGTTGCTGGCGTTATCTATGAGCAGGTTACTACGGCGCTCACTGGTGTCGCAGGTACCTCGCAGCAGTACGTTCCTGAGTTCTCAGTAACGAAATGTGGCTATGTTCCGGTGCTTGAGGGCGCAGTGCAGTTGGCTATGTACGCAAACGGCCAGGCCAGTACGGGGTATCTAACCTCTATGTGGGCCGAGTTGCCGAGTTCTGCCATTTCTTAAGACGACATTGAGGAGTACGCTCCAGCGTCTGAGCGCACAAAATCCTAGAATTTAGGCGTTAGAAAGGGGTTAAGCAAATATGTCAAACCAACACGGCTTTGTTCAGCAACAGAGCGTTAGCCGAGCGTCGGATGGTACAGAGCGAGGAATGCGTATTTCACGCGATGGCTCTTATATGGCACTGCCCTGGCTTCAGGCTCTCTGCCTAGAAGGTCGTATGTTCGGTGCCCAGGTTGGTTCTGCTAGCGCAACCATAACTGCCGTCGGCACGTTTGGGGCTGGTGTAATTGACCTTGACGAGTTTGATTGGCTTCAGACTATTCCGGCGAATGTGACCTGTCTCCCTGTCTACTTTGCTACTGCATTTGTCGGCATGGGTGCTGTAGGTGAAACGGGTCTTGTTCTTCTCTATGGCGCAGGTGGTGTCATTAATGGTGGCGTCACCGTCACACCCTACAACCTTCGTCCAAGTGCCGGTGTCGGTAGTCAGTGTACGATTGGGGCCTTGGGTGCTGATGGCGGCACGGTTATTGTGCCAACGGGAGTCTTCTTCGATCAGATTGCTACGCAACTTCTTGGTGCTGCAACTAATCCTGCCCAGTTTGTTCCTGAGTTCTCTGTGGATAAGTACGGCTTTGTGCCAGTACTTGAAGGAGCAACCCAGTTGGCTGCGTTTTCACCCGCTACTGCGGGAACAGGATTTATCACCGCTGCGTGGGTTGAACTGCCCAGCTCAGCGATCGAGTAACAACATAAGTATGGGACTCTAGGCCGCTTAGGGTCCCTAGATACCAGTTAGAGATTAGCCTGAGAGGTATCCTGTGCCAATTTACACCTATAGATGTGAGTCGGGACATAAGACCGACAAGTTGCAGAGGTCTATGATTTCAGGTGTCGATTCAATTGGATGTCCCGAGTGTACTAAGGATGCCCAACGCCTAACTGCCTATGCAGTGCAGACTGTTAATAACGACCATGCTGCGATCCCAAACTCCGAGTCTGAGTATCAGAACGAGTCCGATAGACGCTACCTAAAGACTCAGGGATGGGACGGTGATCGGGCGGTTGATCATATTCGCCACAATATAGTCACTGACGAACAGGGTAATAAGAGGATGCCAACAACCTAATGCCGTCCGGTCAAACTATAAGAGAAGAGTTAGTTAGGTACGGACTAATAGAGTTGCTTGGTACGGCAACCTCAGTTGCAGGAGCGGCAGCTGCTTTCTTGGTGGACACAACCCGTCTTCAATCTAACTCACTCTCTGCCTCAGCTTTTGACGACTGCTACGTCCGCATTTCTGGTGGTGACGGCACTGGAGATACGGATGGCGAGCAGGTTAAGGTAGACTATCTAGATACTACGCTTGGACGCTTATACGTCACTCCTAGCTTTTCAGGCACAGACGACTCGGCTACAACTTACGAGATTTGGAAGGAAGGGATCGACCCTGATGATGTAGATAGGGCACGAGATGAGGCTCTCACGCGCCTGTGCTCGGTCTGGTCCATGCATCCGGTAAGCATAGTTCCCAATGCGGGCTACGTTGATGCAGTAGGAGCATCTAACTGGACGGCGATCGGTGGGGCGACTATTGCTATACAGACCTTGTCTTTTCCCTATGAGTTTGCTACAAATACGATCCTAGGCACCAATGCGGCTGGCAACGAGGGTGCCACGTCTCCGTCAATCTACGTTCAGCCTAACCAGTTCTTTTACATCTACGTTCCTGTGTCAGTCCGTACAGGTACGGCTGAACTCGTTGTCCGTGATGTTACCAATGGGGCTGACATAAGCCTGGGTGGAACGGCAACAGCGACTCTGCGAGGCTGGACAGGGATCGAGGGTACTTTCACGATTCCTGCGGCCTGTGGCGAGATCAACGTCCAGCTACGGGGCCAGGAGTCTAATGCTGTTGTTGAGTGGGGACCAGTCTACTTTCACGGCCAGGATATGAAGATGATCCAGGTTCCTGCTAGAGTATTGAGCCGACAACACGTCGGCCCTGTATACTTTATGAGTAATATACCGATTGTAGGCGGGCAGATTCACTGGGGCGAAGAGACGCTAGAAGAGCGTATGGGTATTAGGAGACAGCAGGTTGGTGACGCTGTACGACTGTTATTTGAGGATCTTATTGGTCAGTTCCCTCACTCCTATTTAGAGAGAGACTTCTATGCTGCTCTGTCTACAAACTATCAGACAGTCGCTCAGAGGATTGTTGGTGATGCCGCTACAACTCTTTGCCCGACTGACTATGTGGCCCCTGCTATGGTTCGCATCCTAGCAGAACAGTATATGGTAAAGCAGCCAGGCCAGGCCGACTTCTGGCAGTCAGTCCTCCAACACGCGCTTTCCGATCTTGCGTCAGCAGAACGTGACTATGGACCACTTCCTTTCCCTGTTCAGGAAAGAGCACGGGTTATCGGCATACCAATATTTGAAATTTAGACATGGTCCAACCTAGAAATCAGGATGAACAGACCGAAAGTCCTATTACAGAGGTCACTCTCTTTGAATCATCCCATATGGGATTTGGAGATGCGACTGAAGTAAAAGAGCACCGCTATCACCGCATCCACGGCTCGATCGATCCACGGTGGGTTGGTCAGGTTCGTATGGGTCTCCAGGTTCGTAGCATCGCTACAACCAACCTACCCCATACCCCTATATTTGCCCTCGAGTGGACTGATACCGACACGATTAGTCCTGCAATATTCTACATTGCGGGAGCCCAGTACCACAAGATCCTATTCGGTGCCGATACTAACATCCAGGCTGGCGGTGTTGATCTTCTCATCTCCGGTGCAGGAGCATCTGCCTCAGCTCTAGCTACGGGTGCTACCTTTGACGATGACGGCTCTGGTGTGGCCTACGTCTATGTAGGCTTTGGAGGTGGAGCGTCTGCACAGGTCATACGACGGATCAACGTTGCTCAGGCAATCACGTTAGTTGCCGATACAACTATTCAGGCTCGTCTCCTCCTCTCCCTTCATGGTCGCCTATACCGCACCTTTACTGCGTCGGGGGGATCGGCTAACGCATCGGTAAGCGTTTGCCCACTAGGGGCCGATCGCATGGATGCGACTCTCTGGTCGGCCGGTACAGTGGTCGGCTACGCAGGCACGAATATAAACGCCCTAATAGCACTTGGCAACGCTCCAATTGCCATTAAGCCGGAAGGTATCTTTGCATATAACGAGTCTCGGCTACGGTGGACCAACCGTACTCCTGCCTGGTGGAGATATCCCCACGCTCGCAATGGTATTGGGGCCTTCTCTCTAGGTAACGTCCTAGTAATCCCTATGGGTGATGGTGGTGCTGTTACCTTTGATGGCGTTAATACGCAGCCCTTCGACCCGCATGAGACTGAGTCAACTCCCAATCTGCATACCACCACATCATTCTTTGCAACAATGGGATCGCTGCGGCATGAGATCGTCGGGGCGACGGCGGTTAACACAGCATCCTTTGCTAATGCCAAGATGATATCAGCCGGTTCCGACTTGCGTGTGTTTAGCTTTGATGCTTCTGGACCTACCTTCACGGATCACTCTACCAATGTCCGAGATGGTAGCCTCACTACGACAGCATCTTTTACGATCGACCAGACTACTGACTTTCTCTACATTGGTTGGGTTAGGCCGTTTATAGGAGTTCAGATTGCATTTAGCACTCTAAACTCGACCGCCCGAACGATGACGGTTGAGGTTAGTGATGGATCGACTGGCTGGAATACGATCGCAGTTCGTGACTTTACGGCACAGCCTGTTGGGACCCCGTGGGGTCAGACAGGCAACATCATAATGACAGCCGATCCGGTTGCTACCCAGTCCTGGCTCACGGATACTGTAAACTCGGTGAGCGGACTCTACTGGATCAGAATTAGCTTCAGTGGTACGCTCAGTAATGACCCAGTGATAATCTTTAGTATCCAGATTCAGCCGTGGTCGCCTAGTATAGATAATACTAACTATCCTCTGGACGGGCTGGACCGATCTGGTGCGTTTCCTCACCTGCTCCTTGGTCGGCGTGGAGGGGGCGGTCAATCGATCTGGCATGATATAGCAACTATTCCAGAACCTGATGATATTGGTGCGGTTATCTACGGTAACGTGGGAGGAACAAACCTAAACCGCTTCCGTAACTTACTTGCAATAGGCCGCTTTGCTGTTTGGCGCATAGATATTACTCCAGATGAACACCCCGGTACAATGTCTCATCCCTTCCTAAACGATGTGGGTCTAATGGAGTTCCCTGCCTTTGTTCCCAACGAGGGACACCTATCACGTCTGAAGTCTGTTACCCTGTTTGGACTTGACTCTGATCCCAACCTCCTTGGTCGCTTCTACTACACCTGGGACGTAGGCGAGCCGTGGAATATGTCTCCGCTCAAGGTCTTACGCTTCCCTGCGGTCACAGAGATCCGGCAGCCACAGCGAGGCTATAGCTTTAGGTGGGCTTTTGGCTGGACACAGGCAGCAATAGCTGCAAGAGCAACTCAGCCAGCACTAGTGTCTGCTAAAGCTGAGTTTGAGAAGCTGCCTGATCGCGTAGACACGGACCAGGAGCGTGTTATGGCAACACAACCTCGCTTCTGATAAACTAAAATGGCACTACCAGGACAGACCCTAAATCAGCGCGAACAGTTTATAGTCGGAGAAGCAGTCAACCAGTTTAAGACGACGCTTCTGACTGACTGGCGCTCCCTCATGCCTGAGTTCGGTCAAGACTTCGAGGTTCAGGGACTTTGGCAGTCGGGGGCTACAATGTTCACGCCCGACTTCTCGCGCCTTATGGTTGCAGGAAGCTCGATCCGCCCTGACACTACAATGTCACAGATCAACGCGGGATCGGACATTACCCTCACCTCTACGCCTACGATCCCTGACGGTGAAGCAGGCCAGCTCATGTTCATCGTCAATACGGGAAGCAATGATATAACGTTCCAGGACGAGTCGGTTCTCGCGTCGTCTAACCTGTTTCTGTCTAAGAGGCGTAATGCTAGGCTGGAGCCTAACGAGTTCCTTCCTCTAGTCTTTGACTTTGACATCGGTCGGTGGATTGGGATACACCTCGGAACGCCAGACGAACTTTGCTATGATCGGGTCGTTGATGCGTCTGGTGGAGGGACCGACTTGACAATTCAGGACGCGATCGACGCTCTCGACCTGGGTACCCCCTATCGCCCCTGGATGATCAAAGTCGTCTTCCAGGAGGATGCAGCCTATACGGAAAATCTGGTCTTTGACTCTACAGAACGCTATGCCTTGCATGGCTGCTCTGGTGTCATGTCCACCGCATTCAGTATTGGCGAGTTTGGTGGAGGCCAGAACTCCTCACACGCTGGAGCCGTGAGGATTGACGGTACCGTGACAACGACCGGCGCAGGTACGGGTGAAATCGGACTGCGCGGCCTGCACTTCGATGGCTCGGGGTCAATCACAATTGACGTAAGCCGAGTCTCGCTCAAGATTGATCGTTGCTTCGTGGCATCGGGGAGCAGCGAGGCCCTCCAATTAGGTACGACAACAGCGTGTGAAATTAACAACAGTCAGATCGGCTCAGATAATACGAAGAAGGCCGTTGATCTGGGACTAGCAGCGGGCCTCGTTGCTTCTAATACCTACTTTGAGGGCTGGCTAGACTTATCCGCTCAGGTTGGAGCGCGGTTCGATCATTGTGTGGTAGACGTAAATAACTCGGGAGCGGGTACAGCGGCTGTCGTTTGTGATGAAGGATTAGATAAATCGTCCTGGCGGTTCGTAGACTGCTACATCCAGCAGCGAAACGCCTCAGGGCATGGCTTCCGCATCAACAGTGGTGCAAGCGAACATAACCTCTCAGTCATTGGAGACTGCACTATCCGTGGAGCTGGTGGCGGTACGGCTGTTCGGTTCGTCCACTCTGCTACGGCCACAGATGAAGGGGCAGCCGTATGCGGTAACATCATTGACAACTGGAGTACTGGAATTGATGCTGGCAGTGCCGAGAACATTATAACCGGCTGTAACACCTATATCAACGTTACTACGAATACCACCGGCGGTGGAGGTACAGGGACCATACTCTTTGACGGCACTCACGGTTCTCTTGCTGAACTGTCCGATGACGACCACTCTATATATCTCCTACTTGCTGGTCGCTCAGGTGGACAGACAGCTATCGGTGGTACGGCCTCTGGTGAAGACCTAACCCTCCAGTCCACGGCCCATGCGACGAGAGGTAACGTTATCATCTCCGACCCGGTGCATATTGGGCCGGACGGTACGCCTGGTAGTATGAACCAACTGGCTATTCGGCGAGATGTTACTGATCCAGCCAGCGTGACTGGGTATAACATAGACACTTTATCGCAAGCTACTTTTACGGCCAACAACTCAACCAACCATTCATGGAACCGTCAGGGCGTCGTTTATATTCTCAGTGGTGGCGCTGTTCTAAGCGGCAGTGAGACTGCCTCAGTAACACTGGCAACCTTAGCAGGAGACGGAACGGTTGCCGAACTAACAGCCTGGGTTAGTGCTATGAACGTTATACAGACGGGTAGCTTGACTCTTACACTAGGAAGAGCGATCCGCATCACCAATATCTTAGCTCAGTTTGGAGCAACTATTGATACAGCCGTTGGTATAGAAATTGACGATTTAACTAGTGCTACCGTTAATATTGGACTTCGCAACGCAAGTCCCACACGCTTGGTTGGGGCGGTCACAATAGGCTCCGATGCTGCTGCTGCTGGGGGTATTGAGCTGGACCTAGTAGGCGACCAAAACATATCCGGTACCCTCAACGTAGATACAATCGCAGAGTTCACCGGCAGTGCAGGCGTAACTATCGCCAACGACTTACACCTTGCCGACAATGTTAAAGCTATCTTTGGCACCGGAAACGATGCGGAGATTTACTACGACGGCAATGATCTGATTATCGATCCTGATGCTGTCGGGTCAGGAGAACTTAAACTTCTGGGGGAGATGGACATTGTTCATACCGCCACAGAAAACGACGGTCACACCCTAGAAATTGACACGAACGCTGCTGGATTCGATGACATCAAGTCTGTAGACATAGTATACGTTACAGGCACTCTTGCCCCAGGTCAGAACGACGAAGCTGTCCTCGTTGACCTAGACGAGAATGCTGCATCGGGAGGCCGGTTCAGCGCTTTTGAAATACTCACAACCACCACAGGCGGCGTCAAGGTGGAGGCTCTGTTTGCAGGTGCAGGTGTAGCTCCCGTCGAACAACTGAGTGGTGTGTTTATTGACCCTGATCGTGCTGAGGTGGAGGGGGTAGATAAGCTAGCAGACCTGGTAAACCCCCTCACCAACGTAAATATCTTTGAGGCTGATACTGATGTGATGATCATTGGAAACGCTGACAAGTTTGAGGAGCTTGAGTACATCCTGTCCACAGGATCGTCGGGCGCAGGGATAAAGCCAAAGTTTGAGTTCTCTTCTGGTGCGGGGCCTGCATGGACGGAGTTTGGGCCGACAGACGGTACTAACGGGATGAGAAACACAGGCATCATTGTTTGGGAAGACACCGACATATCTGACTTAGGTGTGTGGACGCAGATCGGCGGTAACTACCTTATTAGGATTACACGGCAGAGGGCTTCGTTGACGACAGAGCCGGTCTGCTCCTTCCTACAGCTAGCGGTTACTGTGGAGTATAGCTGGAGCAAGGAAGGGAATCTCTCAATCAACGATCTTGCAGTCGGCGGCGACTCTGATTTTAGTGGCTATGTGGGTCTGCGATCTAACAACGAGCTGCGCTTCTATGACAACGGTAATTATGTAGGCTTTGAGGCTCCGGCCCTGGTAGCCAATCAAATCTGGGTTCTCCCCACTGCTGACGGTGCTGCTAGTACATTCCTCCAGACAGACGGGGCAGGCACACTTTCCTGGGGCACGGTCGATGATCAAGATATAGTCACAACAGGTATGCAGCAGACCATTGTCCTCACTGCGGGTGGTGGCAAGGAGTCTACAACCTTACCGTGCGCCGCACCTACAGTGGTAGAAGCAGGCACCAACGATGTTGATTATTGGGTGCTTGATTTTGCTACAGGTGCCGATGAGTATGCCTTCTGGGGACCCATCCCCATGCCCGACAACTGGGACGGAGACGAAATTACCGCCGTCTTCTACTGGACAGCAGCTAGTGGTAGCGGTACGGTGGAGTGGAACATTCAGTATCTCTCTCGCGCTGAGGGTGAGGCCATTGACGCAGCCTGGACTGCAACAACTTCTGTTACCGATACCCTAACAACTGCCGGAGACGTACATATAACCAGTGCTACCAGTGCGGTTGCGGCAGGTGGTGCTGGCGGCGAGCTGCTATTCATTCGTGTTCACCGAGATGTGAGTGGGGACAATCTTGGAGTCGATGCCCGTCTTATAGCCGTGAAGTTAGAATAC